TTATTTTTCGCTAATTTCATTTGGGGACGAATTGGGGACGCTTTTGCTGTTTGGATTAAAACGATCAAATTTTTGAGCCATGGATTTTTCTACTGCCTTTGTGGTGTGTAGATATATTTCAGTAGATCGCTGGCTGGCGTGACCTAGGCGTTTCTTAACAGCTTCAATTGTTGCGCCATTTTCTAAAAGATAAGTAGCTGATGTGTGTCTCAGTCCATGTAACTTTACATGACGGATTTCGTTGTCTTTGAGAAATTTATTCCACCGGTTTGTCACCGATCCCGGATGAAAAGGACGACCGTAGCCAGCATGAAATAGAAATTGTCTATCTCCTCCTTTCCATTTGTCTCCCATTGCAAGTTTATTGTTTTCCCATTCCTGGACGTAGAGTGCTAACTCTTCCATGTACCAATCAGGCATAGAAACTGCACGAATAGATGATTTTGTTTTAGGAGTTTTAATAATCGCTTCTCCTTTAATCTTCATAGGGATATTTTCATCAATCATTATCGTGTTATTATTAAAATTAAGGTCTGTCAGTTCAGTGGCCACCATCTCGCCGCGGCGGAATCCGCTCAAATATGTTCCCAATATAAGTAATCTCCATGTATCCGAAAGACTAGTGAGTGCGTCTAAAATAGTATCAAGCTCATCATTTTCGTAAACTACAACGTTAGGTTCTGACTGATCAGGCCATGTAACACCTTCGCAAGGATTGGACTTTAATACTTTCCATTCTACGGCTCGAGTAAACAATCGATGTAATAGGACATAGATATGTCGTTGCGTGCCAGTTCGCAAGCAAAGCGGTTGTCGATCATCGCCCATCTTCCCATCCTTACGAGCCTCTGGGGTACCAAGGTATGTTACAAAATCGACAATATGCATTGTTTTTATTTCATCCATCTTTTTATGTCCGAAGAAAGGATAAATATGAACTTTAAAGTTCTGCCGATAAGTTTCCAGAGTAGTTTCCGATAATTCCTTCTCGACGTATTTCGGTATAAAATGACTTGTAGCAAATTCTTTAAGAGTCATGTTTTCTGATTTGATATAAGTTCCTGTTTCTACTTCGTCCTTGAATTTCCACCATTCTGATTCTAGATATTCTCGAAGCTTTTTCTTTGTTTTTAGTAATGCCGGGTCTTCTACCTTGATTGTTTTTCGCTTTTTATCTCTTGTACCGTCAGCCGTCAAACCAGCTTCAACAATAAGACGCCAAGAGCGGTCACCGCGTTTTTCAATACTGGGCATAAAAATCAGTCCTTTCGTTGTGTATGAAAGGCCAATCCTGTATAATAATTTTTGAGGAGACATGATTGACCTTTGGTTGATTGTGCTGGTAGACATCTGGTGTTAGTAGCACCAGGTGTCTATTTTTTATTTCATAAAAAGACTAGCAAACACCGTCATGATCCATTAATTCGGTCAATATTCTATGTACCAATTTGGGGTCTGGTCGTTTTTCTACAAATACATCTTGCCATTGCTTTGTATTTAAACAGTCCCAACGTGACTGAGATAGTAAATGCAGTGCAAACTCATTAGCTTCGCGCTCACAACGAGAAGAAACGTAGCGTGTACCGGTAGCGTGATAATAATAGCCATATCCGGGATGCAACCGCACATGTCCGAGTTCATGGCATAAGGTGACAATTTGACCGGTCGAAGAAAGAATTTTGTTCACTACGATAATCTTTCTTCGAAGTACTCTTACTAAAAAACCTCGAATTGGCAGTGGTAAATCAAGATAAAGAACATCAATTCCTAGATCATCGGCAATTTCACGAGGATTACTTGTTTTAAATTTTTTTACTAAATTAGTAGCGCGTAATTTAATATTCATATCATGAATCCCTCACCCGAAACATATGTTCTGAAAAAATCATAAAATAAATAGCGGTAGAATCCAATTTAAAAAATTAGGATTTTTTCCGCTTATTTTTTTGTTTAGCGTGCCAGAACACAAACTCAAATGCTGACTTTAATTTCTCTCTATCTTCTTCGGTAAGTTCGTAGGTTTCACCATCAAACATAACTTCTGTTTGCTCAAGGAATTTTACTAAATCCTTGGGCTTTTTTTCTTCTTCAGGAGCAGTTGGAAGAGGAGAATCCCCCGCTATTTCATCAGCAGTAACATCAAAAATTTTGGTGAGTTTATTTATATGTTCAATGTTTAAGCGTTTGCCACCACGCCCTGTTTCTAAGTCGTAGTAATACTGTGGCGATATATCCATTAATGCCGCAATGCGATTTCCTGATCGTAATTGTTTATTTGGATGACTTGTCCTAATTTTTCTTAAATTGTTCGGAAACTCCAACTTTCGTCAGCTCCTTTCGTCTATTTGTTTATATTTTAGACTAATAGACGAAACAAATCAATAAGCTATTAGACTAAAATAATGAGCTATAGCAAGCTATTAGGCGAAATGGAGAGATTATTGAACATATTCTCGCCTTATCGGCGAATTTCGCACTTGTTTATTTTCGCCTATGAGACTAAAATTTGATTATGAAAACAGACGAAAGGAGGCGACAAATATTGAAGGGTTTCTCAGAAGTAGTTAAGGCTGAATTGAAAAAGCAGGGAATGGATGTATCCACTTTTGCAGAGAAAATGGGTTTTAGCACTCAGTACATCTACGATTTGCTTAGTGGTAGAAATGGTCGCAGATGGAATGCAGACTCAATAGAAAAAGCCTGTGAAATCCTGGACATTGAAGTTAAGTTTGTCAGTAAATCAGCTTAACTTAGAAACCAAAACATGGTCTTATAAGCGAGGTGATAATTTGAATTCCATGGAGGCTCTTTATACAGCTATTGTTAATGAAATTACTGCAAAAGTCGAGCAGCGCATTTTGGAGCATTTACAACAACTACCGTCTAAAAATAACCGGCGAATGAGTGCGACCGAGGCTGCTGAGTATATCGGTGTAGCGCGTAAAACGTTATACACTATGTGTGCAGAAAAGCAGATTGCCCATATTCCGGTGGGGGCTAGGGGGTCTAAGCGGCCGGCGTTGGTATTTCAACAGTCTACATTGGATGCTTGGTTAAAGCAGCAAGAAATGAGGTCAATTATGAAAGAAGGTGTTAATGATCAACAACCTTTTAAATATCTGAGCGCGGCTGAACAATGCACCGCATAGGCTTATTACCCGTAATTCGTGTTACTCCAACTTATAAACTCACAGATCGTCCAGCTAAGCCTACATACCTTGGCAAAAGGAAGAAACGCCCTAGCGGGTTTGCTGATGTGCTGGCAGTGATTATGAAGAAAGTGAGGTAAAAAATGACGATCGAACAGGCAAGTATTAATCTGCTTGAAGCCGTTAAGGCCATAGGTGAACTTATTAACGACAATGATAGCTCTTGTATCTACTTCCATAGAGAGAGACAGCCATCTATCATTGTGTATGACAAAAGTGCTTTTAAAAACATTCCATCTGATCAAGTTTCTGTTGATTGGTATGGTTCTGAAAAAAAGTTTTATAAGGTAGCCAAGCAGGTTGCAGGTATTGAGTTTTATATGCTGCATGAGGCTGACCTGCATGAATCAATTAAACAACCATTACCACTTGAAGCTATAGAAATTGCAACTGCGCTGCGTCATGAGGGTGACATGGAGTTTTGAAATAAGGAGGTAGTAAGATGCCAAATATTCCTCGAAAGACTTTTCGTTTCATAAGCTGCTTTTGTTGTAAAAGGGAGATTCAACCCGGTCAGCGCTTTCACACTTTGACCCAAAAGGATGGTGATATGAGTTTTTTCTGCGAAAGGGAAGGCTGCCAGTCGAGAATGCACCGGTTAAAAGAGGGCTGCCTGCAGTCGGGCGGCATCAAAAGGCCAGTATAAGGAGGTGATGTTATTGAATTGGCTGTTTTACTGCATAAAAAAGCGCCGGCCTATTCCGTTAGCTCTACGGCTATTGGCAAGCGGCGGCACGATTAGGAGGGGGTGAAGTTGCATCTTTTGCGTAGGTACCAAACAGCTGAAAAGATGGTAAAGCTGTACAATTTCTTGATTGTAAAAGAAACCTGCATTGCTGATATTAAGGGTTATCTTAAGCTGCAGCGTAAATGGCAAAGGCGAGTTAATGAGTTAAGGTCCACTATAAAAAAGAAAACCGCCCGAAGAGCGGTTAAGTAAATTAAAAAGTCACCGCTATTGTATCACGCCGGATGATAGCGGTCAATGGAGGCGCTGTTTATGAAAGTATGCCTAATTCGATTTACTGGGAAGGTTGGCGAACTAAGTGAGTTTCTTCGCCAATGGAAAGCTTCTTTTATAAATTAAATTAAAGTGGAGGTATCTTATGAGCAATCAATCGCAAATAGCAGTCGTGAATGACTATCCTGCTAAAGCATACAACCTACTAATTCCTGTTAAGACAATGCAGGAAATCAGTCCTATGCATAAGGTTGTCGTAAACGAAGTACAGATTAATCCAGATCCGACTGCTAAAGACGTATATAAAGAAAAAAATGGTGAGTTTGCGCTTACTAAAAAAGCCTTAGCCAAATTGATGGCAGCCGCTAATATTCAGATCATTGACAGCTCCACCGTCTTAACTACAAAGTGCAAGCGTTGTGCAGAAATAGCCAAAAGCACCAAAATGGCTCCTAATTGTGGGGTGTGTACATACGCCGACGACATTGCTCATCAAGTCACCATTGCAGTACCGGAGCCATCTGGTACCTGGCGTACAGTTCGATGCACAAAAGAAATTCGTATGGCTGATGAAAAAGCCAAAATGAGCGATGCGCAATACAAATCCTTTTATCCCTTCCGCTCGGAGCAGTGCGAGTCAAAAGCCTTAAATCGGGCATTGCGTGAAGCCTTAATGATTAACTCCACCTACAAAGGGGAAGAGCTCAAAAAGCCTTTTGTCGTTGCCTATATTGTTCCCAATATGGCAGATCCTGAAATGAAAAAAATTGTTGCCTCCCAATATGCTAACTCAATGAGCATGATGTTTGGCGGCAAGCAGGTTCAGCAATTATCTGCAGCTGTAGATATTGGACCGGATGATGAACCGCCAAAACTAGAGAGTGGTTGTTACGGCGACTATCCAGACTATGATGATGAATCAAGTCCTCCTGAGGAAGAGCCGGACGATTATAACTATGAAGAAATGCCTGAAGAAGAGGAACGGTTTGGCTGCCAGGATTGCGGACAAGTCATTGATCCAGCCGTTCGTGACTATGCTGTGAAATGGTTTAAACGTCCTTTGTGCCGGGAATGCCAACAGGCTGCCAAGGCTGCCAGGGCAGCTCAGGGAGGAAGCCGATGAAGCCGTTAAAAATCCTACATACGGCTGACTGGCACATCGGTGAGTTGACCGGCCCGGTAGTTGCTGGCCAGAATGCTCGGGAGCAGGATACGCTAAACTGCATTGACTATTTGATTGATCAAGCCGACAAGGAAGAGGTTGATCTTATCCTAGTTGCCGGTGATCTCTTTGACCGGTCTAAACTCTGGGGCGACACTATGTTGAGAGAAATCGAATACGCTGCCGACCGGTTACGCCGACTGGCATCTGTAGCCCCTACCGTGTTACTCTTTGGCACTGCCAATCATGACAGCATGCAGGCATTTATGAACTTGGCTGCTATGCAAATCCCCAATTTATATATAGTTACTGGCCCTTACGTTGTCAAGGTCATGGTCATAGTTGATAAGTTTGCTAATAAGTCTATACCGGTGCAAGTAGCCTGCATACCAGGCTTTGACAAAGGGTATTTCCGAGCTAAGAATCCAGGCATGTCACCAGAAGAAGAGAATCAGGTGTGCAGCAAAATGTTAGGCGATATCGTATTAGGCCTGAATTCTCAAATAAACCCCGAGTATCCAGCCATTCTGATGGCTCACTATACCGTTGTTGACTGCCAGTTGGACAATGGGGAGCACGTATTCCTGCAATCAGACATTGTATTGCCAAAAGATGCTTTGTTGGCCAGCACGTTTGATCTGGTATGCCTTGGGCATATTCACCGGGCACAAAGCGTGGAACATTGCGGCAAACCAGTATTTTATAGTGGCCCTCCGAACGGATTAACCTTCAATGAAGAGGGGCAGGTTAAGGGTTTCTGGCTGTATGGATTAGATTCAGGAAAAGAACTAAGCCATTATCAATTTATCAAAACACCTTCGCGCCGTTTTTACACCTTGAACTGGGATGAGCAAGATGTGGATCTCTTTTTAAACGGCTATCCGTTTAGTGACGTTATGGTTAAAGATGCTATTGTTCGGTTGCATTACTCCTGCTCCTCCGAAATGGAAAAGCATTTAAACCGCAAGGCGTTAGAAAAGGCTCTTTATGATGCAGGTGCTTTCTATGTATCTGAGATCCGTCCGGTAAAGCTAATAGAAGAGCTGCAAAAGGAAGCGTTGCAAGAAACGGCAGGCCCACTGGAAAACCTGATTGATTGGTTGAAAACTGCAGGACACGGAGAGGGTGAGATCGGTAAATTAATTGAAATGGCCAAGCCCTTGATAGCTACGGTAAGCGCCAAAATGCCAACAGGCAAGTTGTCTGGCGTATTTAGGCCCAAACGCCTGGAGGTTAAAAACTACCGGTCTTATCGAGAAGAATCCTTCAGTTTTGATCCCGTAACGTTTGCGATTGTAAACGGTCCTAACGGAGTAGGGAAATCTGCCTTTTTCGGAGATGCTGTATCGGATTGCCTGTTTGAAGAAACCCGCGAAGGCGATTTGACCGGCTGGATATCCAACCTGCCGGAGGTTAAGTCGGGAGCTATCACGTTCGAATTTGCTATGGGTGATACCGATTGGCGAGTAACTAGGACCCGGTTGAAAAGCGGCAAGACTACACTGGCCCTGGCTGAACAGGTTAACGGCGAATGGCAGGACCGATCAGCTGACAAAACCCGCGATACGCAGGAAAAAATCATTACCCTGTTAGGGATGGATGCTATGACCTTTAGGAGCTGCGCACTCATCATGCAGGATGCCTATGGCCTGTTTTTAGAGGCTGATAAAGAAGACCGGATGCAAGTTCTTGGCAATTTGTTAGGATTAAACATTTATGATCAGCTGACCGATCTGGCTAAAGCGAAGGTGACCGAATTAAATCGGCTGCTGGATAAAGACAAAAGTAAGTTGGCTGAGTTGGCTGAGAAAGTAAAAGATAGGCCAGAATTAGAAACTGAATTGCAGGTTTTAGAGACTGAGTTGCTCAGTGTAGCAGATCAAATACTCAGCAAAGAGCAGCAACAGGCTGTTTTGAATCAAGTTATTACGGCGCTCCAGGCTAAAGTGGAACGGATTGCCGAAATGCAGAAGCAGGTCACTGATCTTTCACAACAAAACACTGCCAAATTTACTGAAAAGACAGCTCATCAGCAGAAGCTTGGACAAGCTCAGGCCAGGCTGCAGCAGGAACCAGAAATTATTGCTAAAGTTGCTGAGCATGACCAGGTCAAGGAGAAAATTGTTGTTCTTAAAGCCAAGCGGCCACGTTTGCAAGAGCTCGTTACGGCTGGCAACCAGTGTAAAGCCGATATGCAAAAATTCGATAATCAGTTGACGAAGTTAGACGGGCAAATCAATGATGTGAGAATTTTGTTATCCAATAAAGCGGGTCTGGAAGCTGCCGTGATCCGGTACCGGACAGTCCTTGAACAATTGATTGGTCTGGATAGCTCAGAAACTAAGTTTAACGGTTTGCAGTTTAAAATGCGGGATGCCCAGGCTTTACTGACAAAAGCGCAACATGCTTATGAAACAAAAAAACAGTCTCTAGAGACTGAGCGTGAAACATTGGCTAGTAAAGTTGAAATGCTTGGCGACAGTAATTGTATTAATCCTGATGAGGCAAATTGCCGGTTCCTTGCTAATGCACAGCAAGCAAAAAAACGACTTGCCGTGGTAGAAGCGGAGCAGGCAGCCTTACAACCAACAGAAGTCAGCCTACTGCAGTCTACCGTTGATGCTATTCAACAGCAAATTGACCAACTTCACTATGATCCGGTTAACCACAAGCAATTAAAAGAATTGGTTGTCGAGTTACGGCCCAAAGCAGAGCAGGCAGCTAGTCTTGCTAGCAAAGCTGAATTACTGGTTACGTTAGAGGGGCAGCACAAGCAACTCACCGATCAGCGAGCTACTGCTTATACTAACTTTCAAAAGTACGGTGCTGAGTTTCAAATACTCAATAAGGAATTGCAGATGTTGACCGGCTTAGAGCAGGATCTGGCGAATCTCGAAAGATGGGTTGTGGCTAAAGAGAAACTTCCGGCATCCAGGGAAATTGTTAAAGCAACAACAGAAGCCATTGCTGGCATTGATGCGGAGACAATGAGCAGGCAGCAGCAGATCAGCAAAATAGAAATTGATATTTTTGCTCTCAATCAAGAGGTTGCCGATATTTACCAGCATCAACTGTCAGCCAACGCTTTGGCCACTGAAATGAAAGAATTACTATCAAAGCAAAATAGGCTGCACTCCCAAATTGGCGGATTGAAGAGCCGGTTAGATACTTTAACCCAAGCGGAAGCAGAACGGGCCAGGATAGCTCGAAGCATTGAACCCTTAGCCGAGGATTTAACTCATTACTTAAATCTAGCTGCAGCTTTTAACCTCGATGGCATACCGTTTGCTATTGTACGGTCAGTGGTACCGGAATTATCGTTAATGGCTAATGACATTTTAGGGCAAATGACCGGTGGCAAGATGACGCTAGAAATGCGGACAGAGCGTATTCAGAAGTCCAACAAGCGAGAAGTGAACGCCTTGGAGATCTGGATTACGGATTACATTCGCGGCAGCTTGCCTTATAAATCCCGCAGCGGTGGCCAAAAAGTAAAAGCTGCTTTATCAGTAGCCTTTGCCCTGGCGGACCTAAAGGCAAGACGTGCTGGTATTCAGCTTGGCATGATGTTTGTGGATGAACCACCGTTCCTGGATGCTGATGGAACCGATGCTTATTGTGACGCCCTGGAATTGTTGGGGAAGAGGTACCAAAATATGATGGTCATTGCTATTAGCCATGATCCGGCCATGAAAGCGCGTTTTCCTCAAGAGATCCAAGTAGAAGATAGAGGCGAAGAAGGCAGTAAAGTGAGGCTGATAGCATGAAAAAGCGTAAACCAGTTTTAGTGAATTGGCCGGTCGGTACCAAAGTCCGCATGGTCAATTGCGGCGAGGCCGAACATTATGGTGATAAAGTGTGGACAACCAGGAGCGAACCGTGGGAGTTGTGCGGCAGCCAGGTTGTTTTACTGGAAGGCAAGTCTGGTGGATTTGATAAAAATTGTTTGGAGGTAGTGAAATGTTAACGAGTGCAGAAGTAAAAGCCGCTACATCAGTTGTTGATAAAATTTTAAATGATATTTTAGTCGACCATAACGGTCAACCCAGAAAGCGTGAGCAGGTAAGATTGATTGCAGATATGCTTGAGACCGCTACGGATGCCTGCACGGTGCCAACGTGCATTGGAGGAGCATTTGGAATTAGTCTTGGTAATATCAAACCGTTAGGCTAGTTTATCCTGGGGCGGCGTGGTGGGACACCGGGAAGTGCGGGAACAAGCGCACATAGTGAAGTTCCGTGTACAGGCATAATCAATCCTAGCATATGGTGCCGTTATAGCAGGTCAACGATCTGTTGGCGTTTGAATCGGCAACCGGCCTACGCAATATATAGAAGCGCACCTGTACGAATGCCGGTTCGAATCCGGCCCCCAGGGTAGACTTTCTTATAATCCCTAGTATGACCAAAATTCATTCAATTATTTAAGGAGGGTAAATAGTATGTCTGATTTAAAAGCATTAACCCTGTCCAACGTTTGCGACGGTAAGTTGGATCGACAGTTCAAAGCCAAGTATCCGGAAATCATCGGCAACCTGCGCGAAGGCCAAAAAGCGGTTATTACGGTTCAACTAACAATTGAGCGCCCTGCCGGCAGCACCATGATGACCAGCATTACCGGTAAAATGTCCACAAAGATGCCGCCAGCTGCAGCCGTTGCCGGTCTGTATGCCTTCAACAATGACTATGAAATCAAAACTGAGGAACCAGCTCAACAAGGCGTTATCCAGTTTCCCAATGCTGTAAGTAAATAATAAATTTTTGGAGGATGATCATTTATGAGTTACAACGATAATCAACAATTCCACATTTCTGCAACAGGTGATTCCCTGACCTTAAGACAAGGCATAGCTCCTGAAATCTTTGTATATGATGGCTTCCGACACACTGCTGATTCCACGGACAGCCTGATTGCGCTTGTGAAAGAGAAAGGCGCTAAGCCCAATGTCGTGATTGCATACAACGAAAAAGGCGTTAAAGCGATTTTGGATGATACTGTCAAAGAGCGGAAACAGGACCGCATTGCTTATGAATACAAGTTTTCTCAACAGTATCAGGAATGGGAACGGATTCTCACAAAAGGCATCGCACTTGATCAAAAAGAGTTTATTAAGTTTTTGCAGCGCCGGGAGCCTGGTGAAATCGAAAATATAGAAGCTTTGATTGTCGGGTTGCAGCAATTTAAGTATGTAACCAATATTGCTGCTGATTTTTCCCGCGCCGATGATCAAAATTACACTTTTATGATCAAAATCGGAGAGGCAGAAGGAAGCATTAAGCTGCCACAATTGATAACGGCCAACATTGAAGTCTATAACGAATCAAAATTCATTCAACCAATGGAATTAGAACTGGAAGTATTCAAGCCGAAATCGGAAGGCGAAAAGCCGATGTTTGCTCTGACTTGCCCCAAATTGCAGCGGTATCTGAAAGCTGCAGTTAACTTTGAGATTGAGCATTTGAAATCCGAGCTGGAAGACTATCTGATCGTAGCCGGCAACATCTAAGGAGGCACCTATGCTCACAGTAACAGGCGCTTCAGATGATTTACTTGTGATTACCGGTGATATCCGGGAAGAATTTAACCACTATGGAGCCGATGAGGACGATACAGGCGTGTATCTTGCGTTCTCAGATGGAACAGTGCTGAAAGCGATGTACGATTCTGATGGAATCTGGCGGCTTAATCTGGTTAGTAAAGGCAGCCTATACCAGGCAAAACTAGAAGGCTGCGTGACAGATGATACCAACGATGTCGTAACATTCGCAGAAGGCATTAAATGGGTGGTTTGCGGTACGGAGTTTGCCAAATAACAGCTAAATAGGACAAGGGGTACCATGAAAATGGTACCCCAACACCTTAAATAAAAAGAATATTCTGTTTATAGGTGGTATTATGGAAACTTGTTGGAATTGTAAGCACCGATCAAACGCTCATGAGCAAAGAAAAGTAGTCTCCGCGGGGCATTATTGGTGCGATAAAAAACAAACGGTAATCAATGCGTCTGGCCGAGCGTGTTTGGCCTACGAACTAAAGGAGGATAGCAATTGATTGCGCTACGTGAATACCAAGATGATGCAATACAGGCTGTTCTGGATGCAGTGAAGCGGATTATAACCCGGCAGCTGATAATATTACCGACCGGCTGCGGGAAAACAATTGTTTTTTCCGAATTGGCTAAGCGGCTTAATAAGCGGACATTAGTGATTGCTCACCGTGAAGAGCTGATCGAGCAAGCCAAAGAAAAGTTTGAGCTGGTTTGGCCAGAAGCTGACTTAGGGATAGTTATGGCGGATCAGGATGATTCTGACCGGCAAGTTGTTATTGCCAGTATTCAGACCGCCGTTAGACCACGCAGGCTGACTGCACTAAAAGAACAGGACTTTGAACTGCTTATTATTGATGAAAGCCATCATGCGGCAGCTGATACCTACCAAAAGCTGATTTATGAATTAGGCTTCATGGAAGAAAATCCAGAAAAATTATTAGTTGGCGTTACGGCCACCGCCAAACGCGGCGACAAGGTCGCTTTAGGCAAAGTATTTCAGGAAATTGTTTATGAGGCCAGTGTTGGACTGATGATTCGGGCCGGGTACCTGACTGACTTAAAGGGGCTGCAAATATCGACTGAGGTTGATTTATCCGACATTGCTGTGATTGGCGGCGATTTTAACATTGGTGAATTAGCCAATGCGGTCAATACAGCTGGCCGAAACCAGGTAATTGTTGATTCCCTTCTTGATTATGCACCTGAGAAAAGGGCCGTGGCCTTCTGCGTAGACGTGCAGCATTCCTTGGATCTGGCAGCGATGTTTAATGCGGCCGGCATAAAAGCGGCAGCTGTTTATGGGGACATGGAAAAAGAAGAGCGACGCGAAATCCTTCGGGCCTTTCGTGCCGGCGAGATCCAGGTCTTAACGAACTGCAATATTCTTACAGAGGGTTTTGATTGTCCTGAGATTGAGTGCCTGCTCATGGCCAGACCAACAAAAAGTCAGAGTTTGTTTATTCAAATGGCCGGACGCGGTACCCGGCTATACCCAGGGAAGGAATTTTGTCTTGTCATTGACTTTTGCGATTCGCGTCATGATGTTTGCCAGCTTGGCACTCTGTTAGGCAAGAAGATGAAAGACGGCCAGACCATTACTGAGGCCATTGAGGAGCAGGAACGCGAAGAAAAATTGCAATATGAGGCCAAGATCCAGGAGGTTAAAACCCGAGAATATGATTTACTGAACCGGAGCCGGTTCAAATGGATGCAGCTTTCAAATGATTGCTACCGGTTGGGCCTTGGTAAAGACGGTTATGTCTGGCTCAGGAAAATGGACTTCGATAAATATAAGATACTGCTGATTTCTGGTGAACAAGTCGTGCAGCTGCATGAAAAATTACTTCCATTAGGGTACAGCCAGGGCGTAGCAGAGGACTTTGCTCGGAAAAGTAAGTCCGGTAAGTTGGCAGACAAACAAGCACAATGGCGTAACTTGCCGATGTCTGACGGACAGGTGCAGGAGTTTTCTCGGTTAAAAGCTGAGGCGCCTGCTGGCCTAACCCGCGGAGAAGCATCGGATATGCTCGATGAGCTGAAGGCTAAGAAGTTGGCCTGGAAGTTTGAGCCGGCTACACCACAGCAGAAAGCGCGATTAACTAAAATGGGTATCAAGTACCCAGAAGATTTAACGAAAGGACAAGCTGGTCAGCTGATCGGCAGGAGTAAGGGAGCCTGAAGCGGCTTGTTAGTAGGAGGCGGAGAGGGTGAATAAATGCCCTGAATGTGGCAGCGATAAAATAACAGAGGTTGCAACGTATCAACGTGTTGTTGAGCGTAATGTCAAGACCGGAAAAATTCTAAAAAAGAGCAAAAAGCCAGAGCAGGGCTATCCGGTAATGTGGAGTTTTTGCTGCAGGAAGTGTAAGTGGAGCAGCGAGGCTTACACCGATTGAAGGAGGGCAATAATGGAGATTAAGTTTTGCGGCAAGCGCCTTGATAATGGCGATTATGCCTACGGCTTTTATTATGTTGAGAGTGCACCGCTTATGGCTATTGGGGAGACGCAGCCAGACAAACACTTTATCGTTTTTGCTGGATTTGCGGATTGGAATATGCCGCGTATGTTCCAGGTAGAGGTCGATCCTTTAACTGTCGGTCAATTTATTTGTTTGATCGATAAAAATGGGGCTGAGATTTACTCGCGGGATATCGTAAAAGTTAATTACCATGGCGGTGGCTCAGAAATAGGATATATCGACTACGATGACAACTCTCGTCGATTCGTAATTGTTTTTCCCCAAGGCGAGAGATATGGGCTAATTGGTTTTAATGATATTGAAAAGCTTGGGACCGTGAGGGATAACTCGGAGCTGCTCAAAGAGAATTCATGATATGAGGTGGTCAGTAATGAAAATAAGATCGTTAAAAGCGGGATCTCTTAATTCTGAAGACCGTTTGGCACTAGCAACTTTGTTGGTTAAGGCTGGATATACAGTGAAAATTGATAAGGAAACCACCGGAAAGCGCACGGAGTACTATGTCGAAGCCACTGGAGATTTGGAGGTTGAACATGACTGAGTTTTGGAATGTAATTTTTAAGGTGCTAGAGATAACCGGTATAGCTATTCAATTCATTATAGCCTTAGTTGTGCTGGCAATCGCTGTTTGTGGCGGTTCTATATCCGTGGAAGTTAAAGGCATTGATCGATTTTTCAAATAGGAGATACATTTATGGCTAAAACACACGCAAATCGAGGACGTAGCCTCGAGGAGTTGATTACATATGCTAATGGACTTTACCGGGCAGAAAAAATTGCTATAGTCGATAAAGTTCCCACTGAGTGGATACCGCAGCGAGGAAACTCCGGTAAAATTGTAGGGGCCAAGGTAACTAAAAAATCAATAGTTGATTTCACTGGTCATTGGCAAGGCAAGCCGATTGCGTTTGATGCTAAACATACATTAGCCAATAGTATTCGATGGGATGTCTTGGAGACTCACCAGGCTGAATTTTTAAGTGACTGGTATTTGACTGGTGGTATTTCCTTCATCCTTGTTAGCTTTAGCATGCAGCATTTCTTTGCTGTACCATGGCATTTTTGGAAAAATGGATTAGATTATTGGCTAGATTACGGAAAAAATCCTACTCTTTCTATTAATGTAATCCCGGTTAATTGGCAGATCCCGTTAGGATCTCGATTCGTTTTGGATTATCTCAGTGTTGTAAAAAGCATATGAACGATCCCGACATAAAGGCAGGTGACCAACTATAGGATTTCCGAAATCAAATTTTTTACCTTTGGATGAAGTACGTTCTATCCCTATCCTTGAAATATTTGACCGCTATATAGGTGGTCACCTGCGCCAGCGTGGCCGGGCATTTTGGACGCGCTGCCCCTGGCATGGGGATGACTCTACACCGAGTCTAAAGATCTACCCGCATCAGAATTCCTGGTGGTGTTATGGTTGCCAGTCCGGGGGAAGCCAAATTGATATGGTCATGCGTTCGCTGGAGATTGATTTTAAAGCTGCTGTAAAGAGAATTTGCCAGGATTACAACATTGACAATAACGTCCCGGATAAAGAGGCACGAAAAAGAATTACCGAAACCCGTAATACCCGTAATGTTGCAGAAATGTTTGAGCAGGATTTTAGCCGGGTATTTGTGGACCTTGCCCATCATAACCACTTTTTACTGGATCAGATGAAAAATATTCGAGTTTGTTTGAAGCACCCGGATATATTTATGGAGCAGCTGATTGCTGATGATTTACTGGACCATATGTTAAGCGCAAGCCAGGAAGAGAGAGTAGAGGCCTGGAGGCGCGCGAAGAAGGTGTTCCCTTGGCTGAAGACATAATGAATTTTTTAACCGATGAAGAAAAGCGAGAGCTCTCACAGAAAAAATCAAAGGATATCGAGGCCAAGGCTGATGACTTGGTAAAAGAGCTGGAAGGTCTGGAAAAGGATAAGCGTAATCGCTTCTACCGCGAGTATCTTCTGCCGGTCATCAACCGTCTGACCTTGTCTAAGCAGACCCAGGTTATCAGGGCAATTGCTAAGGCTCTTGATTCAAGGCCTAACGATATCCGTAATGAAATGAAAGACCTAATTGGTGAGTCCCGAGAAGAAGTCCCGGAGTGGCTTGACGATGACAATAATGTAGTTCCGTCAGTACTAGCAGATCAGGTAATGGATAAGTTTGATTTTGTTTTTGATAAACAGCAAATTTTTATTTATAAAAACGGCACCTATATTTCTTCCGGTGCCGATTACATCAAAGCGTACCTTCAGACGGAAATGAAACATAGATACTTTCGTAGTGATGCCCATGAGGTGATTGACTATGTAGAAACCAAGTTAAAGGGGATGTTATTGGATGTTAGAAATACTGGATGAGCTGCCGCCCAGCATTACTGATTATAGGAGTGGTCGGCTAGATGAAAGTACAAATATAATCAATTTTGAAAACGGCTTATTTGACATGGCCGACTATTATGATACGGGAGTCCCAAGACTTTTCAGGCATACGCCAAAAGCTTTGACCAGTATCCGAATTCCAATAGAATTTAACCCGGAAGCGCAATGCCCTAAAATTGAACAGTTTCTGTTGGATGTGCTTCCGACAGATTGCCACAGCTTAGTATATGAGCTATGCGGCTATTTCTTGGTCCCTGACAGCCGATATGAAAAAGCGTTTATGCTGGTTGGTGATGGTGCCAATGGTAAGTCTACTTTCCTGAAGCTGCTACGGCAGTTTGTTGGCGAAAAGAATGTCGCAAGTGAATCGCTGCATGACTTGATCAACAATCGCTTCAGAAGCGCCAGTCTAGTTGGCAAGCTAGTTAATATCCACCCTGACCTGAGCAGTAAATTTATTGGGGACTCTTCAATGTTCAAGACCTTGGTATCGGGAGATGAAATTTCCATTGAACGCAAGGGGCAAGATCCCTTCCAGATGATTAATACAGCCCGGTTGATTTTTTCTGCCAATGAGATCCCGAAAGCAGGTGACATGTCCCCCGCTTTTTACCGACGTTGGATTTTCATCAGGTTTGGCAAAACATTTCCTGAGAATAAACGCGATACCCAGCTGTTATCAAAGCTTACGACACCTGAGGAGCTGTCTGGCCTTTTGAACAAGGCTATTGAAGGATTATGCCGGTTACGTGTTAGTAATAAGTTTACGGAACCGCAGAGTACCCTGGAGGAAAAGGATCTATATCAATCGCAAAATGACACGGTGAAGCAGTTCTTCGAAGATCGCTGCGAAGTAAAAATAGGAATGAATTCACAGAAAACAGCAATTTACCGCGCTTATAATGAGTGGTGCAAAGATTGTAACTATAAACCGGTGTCTGTGATTAAGTTCAACGCCAGATTGAAAGCTCTGATTCCGTTCGATAATGATGGCGATAATCGAGAGTATGAAAACGGAAGAAGTATTAAAATCTGGAGAGGAATCACATTTAGTTATAATTAAAGTTCCCTGACTTTATAACAAATCCCCTGACTTTCCCCGGCTTTCTCCCCAACTTCAAACCTGCGAAGCCGCAGCAGAATTGAGTTTCCCCGACTTTCCCCGACTTTTAAAGACTCTCGTACGCGCGGAAGAGCATAAAAGAAAATGAACTAGGATAATGCGCTATGCGCGCGGGGAAGTAGGAAAAAGTCAGGGAAAGTCGGGGAGGCCAGGTGGTTCAAGGCTTCGACGCCTACAGGTCGGGTAAAAAGCCAGGGAAAAGTCGGGGGAAAAACAAAATAATGTGGGAGGAAAGACATTGAATACAATTCAAAAACCATGGCCTTGCTTAAAATGCTTGGTAATGATGAATAAAATAGATGAAGATCATTGCAAATGTCCAATATGCAAAACTGAAGTTTGGTTTGAATATGACGAATCAAAGCCTGAATCGATTGAAGAACTCATGCAAGAGACATTTCTGCAGAGAATGCCCAGCTCTAACCCTGAGTTTTCCATTTTAAATGGACCGCCAGCACCGGGAGGCGGAAGTAAAACAAAAGGGAAAAGTAATAAGAAGCAGCTCATGCAAAAACCTTCCACCACTGAACTATACAAGAGGCTCACTAGAGGAAATGGAACAAAAGCCAGGGTTAGAGAAAAGACTAAAAAAGAAATTGACAAGCAAGATTTATCTGAGATATAATTAATGCATAGAGGTGTATCCAAAAATAAACATTTTGGATAGCTTCTTTGTTTATATTGGAGGTGGTTTTGTATGAAGCTTAAGCTGAAACTTGGCCACATGATATTCTTGCCCTGACTATCGCCTTTCCTCGAATAATCACTATTCGATGCGCATCCCCTGGTAGGCAAGAATATTTACATCGTTTTTGGGGGGAGAGCAGGTTGCTCTTGATAGTCTACACCGTATTTTAGCCGCTTATCGTCTGATAGGCGGCTTTTGTTATGTTGCTCGTTACGCAGTAGCAGCCCGTGAGGGAAAATTAAAGACAAACAATTAACTTCTCTTCTTCTTAGCCTTGGAGGTGATCACATGCCGCACTGTAACCAAACTGATTGCCGTTACTGCGATGCTGCTAAGTTACTATGTCAGACAGAGGCTTACTTGGTTGACCGGCTGTGCATCACCTTTAAGCGACGGCCGCGAGGCGAGAATTACCGCGATTTAATGCGTGTTCAATCGCCTAATTGCCATAAAAATGGTGGCGGTAAATATAAATCCAATCGTATTGGCCTAATCAAATAAAATCCCTTGACTTTTAGTGTGAACCAAGTGATTAATATAACAACGCTAAAATAAAGGGGACGATATTATGCAAGGTAAGCTATTAAGAAAGGTCAAATGGGGCATTGGAGTTTGGCCAGTAGGTTCGAAAGTAACCATTATCCAGCATTCGGAAAGTCATTGCGATAAAGTGAAAATCGAACGGTTTCCTGGCGGTCCTACCGCGTGGGTATATTTAGATGATATGGAGCCTATTGATTAGGCTCTTTTTATTTTAAGGCAGGTGATTATGTGGTATTAGCTGATGGCATTAAAGTATATTGCGCATTTGATGAACTCATGGACGTAGTACGTATAGTTCCCAACCCTCGTAATCCTAACCAGCATGGCAATAAACAAATTGAATTATTGGCTAAAATCATCAAAAGCCAAGGATGGCGTGCTCCTATAACGGTGAGTAACCGCTCTGGTTTCGTCGTACGGGGCCACGGTCGGCTCTTGGCGGCTCAATACTTAGGGGTGGGGCAAGTACCAGTAGATCGGCAGGATTATGCCACAGAAGCCGAAGAGTGGGCGGATCTCATTGCGGATAATCGTATTGCGGAGTTATCTCAGGTAGATGATGCATTGCTCGCAGGGTTAATGTCTGACATTACTATTACTGACTTTGATATTGGGTTAACTGGATATAGTGAAAAGCAGCTGGATAATCTGATGGCTGACTTCAAGAATATTGATGTTCAGGAAGATAACTTCGACACAGTTGCAGCTGTTGCGGAGATAAAAGAACCCATAACCAAGCCAGGCGATGTTTGGCAGCTCGGCAGACACCGGCTTATGTGCGGAGATGCTACCAAACAGTCTGATATAGAAAAGCTTATGGACGGTGCTCTAGCGGTCATGGTCTTTACTGATCCACCGTACAATGTTGCTTATGAAGGGGCGACTAAAGACAAGTTGACTATTCAAAACGACAACATGCCATCTGATCAGTTTAATCGCTTTCTTCAGGCTGCGTTTACCTCTATGATTACGGCTACAGAGCCAGGAGGTGCTATTTATGTATGTCACGCTGATTCAGAAGGCAGTAACTTCCGCGGTGCATTGCAAGAAGCTGGGTGGTTATTCAAGCAATGCCTGATCTGGGTTAAAAATCAGTTCGTGATCGGACGGCAAGATTATCAGTGGCAACATGAACCAATTTTGTATGGATGGAAGCCCGGGGCTGCACATCGGTGGTTCGGAGGGCGAAAACAGGCTACAGTCATAGAAGAAGCAGCACCCATCTGTGTAAAACAAGAAGCGGATGGAGCGCTGTTAACTTTTACGGCCGGTATACAAACGGTGACAATTCGCGTACCTTCGTATGAAGTGCTGCAAGCTGGTGATGATAGCCTATCTACTATTTGGCGTTTCGAGAAACCGTTACGTAATGGAGAACATCCGACGATGAAGCCGATCGGGCTTTGTGCTAGAGCAATACAAAACTCAAGCCAGCCCGGAGAAATTGCAATAGATTTTTTCGGTGGATCTGGCAGCACATTGATGGCAGCGGAGCAGACTGACAGAATTGCCTACTTAAGCGAGATAGATCCCATATACTGTGACGTAATTATTCAGAGATGGGAAGCGTTTACTGGACAAAAGGCGGTTCGAGTATAATGGAACATTTATCATGGATTATAGCTGGCGCTGCATTACTCGGTACATGGCTTAATATCCAGAAGGACCGACGCTGCTTTGTTATTTGGTGCTGCACAAATGGTTTTTGGGCAATCTACGATTCATGGCATGGACTTTATGCGCAAGCGACGTTATTCGCTTTGTATTTTTGTATGGCAATCATCGGCCTATTACGTTGGAAAAAGAATTAAATGACAAAGGACGGATGCGCTAACATCCGTCCAGTTTTCGGGCACCCCCGAGCGGGAGACAGTAGAAGAGCCGTGGCCACGGACTAAAGGATACTGTCTCGCTTCCATTTTAACCTATGGACGGGGTGTACGACAATGAAAAAAACAAACATTTGTTCTGAAAAAGACCAAGAACAACTTCTTTTAAAGCACCAGGCTGCGATTATGGAGGGTATTGCTGATTCAAAGGCTAAGTACCGCAAGATTGTACAGGCTGGGATTGGTAAGTGGGTTAATGATTTTCAAAAGGGTAATATACAGGTAAATACAGTAGATGATTTGAAAAAGCTTATCGAGTTGGACATCGAGCTCCAGCGAGATGAGCTTTAGTTTTGCTTAGTTCGCACGGAGGTGGTGAGTGTTGTAAATGTCTGAGGATATGGATTGGCAAGCGATACGCCGTGAATTTGAGGAAACGGATATTACATTAGCAGACTTGGCAGCCAAGTACGGCATTAAATATCCCACGCTAAAAAGTCAGAAACAGCGTAAGGGCTGGAAGAAAAAAGATGCATCCAAGGATGCATCTAAAGCCCAAAAGGATGCATCCGTTAATAAAGCGGGTGCGCCTAAGGGCAATAAGAATGCTGTAGGGCATGGTGCTCCTAAAGGCAATCAAAATGCTGTTGGAGGCAAAGGTGGACCTGGCCCGCCGCCAGGCAGCAAAAATGCTTTAAAGACCGGTGAGCACGAGTCTATCTGGTTTGACTGCCTGACTGAAACAGAACAGGCTCTTTACAATAACATTAACCTGGATACGCTAGCCCAGGTCGAGGAAGATATTCGACTGATAACGGTCCGCGAGCGTCGTATGATGGAGCGCATCAAAAGGCTGATGGATGGCCTTACCGAGAAAGAGCGTAAGGTCTTATGGGAGTTGCAGACACACAAGAAGATGGTCGAGGTGTTCGATGAGCAGGCCGGCCACTTTAAAATTGTTCCTCTACCGGAAACAAAGCTGGTTATTACAGAAGTTACGGAAATTGAAGCCAGGGCCATTGATGATATAGTCAAGCTGGAGGAAGCATTAACTCGGGTACAAGAGAAAAAAGCCAAGTTGCTAACGCTAAAGCATACCATTGAGAATCCTTCGAATAGCGGCAGCGGTGGTAGTAATAAGCAAGCGGCTCAAGTGGTTCAAATTATCGACGACATTCCCAGAAAGGATGGTGACGGACATGCTGCAGGTTAATTTATCAGAGCGAATTGCCGCCAGTTTTTATCAAATCCACGATGAAATTAAGCAATATCGTTTTACGCACTTCTGGCTCAAGGGCGGCCGCGGCAGCACCAAGTCATCCTTTACCAGTATAGAAATTATTCTGGGTATGATGAAAGATCCACTGGCCAATGCAATTGTTTTGCGTAAAGTAAAAGAGACTTTAAAAGACAGCGTGTTTGAGCAGTTGGTCTGGGCAATTGAAATTTTAGGCGTTTCTGATTCGTGGCATGCCAAGCATAGCCCAATGGAAATAACCTATTTGCCAACTGGGCAAAAGATTCTCTTTCGTGGTGCGGATAAGCCAAAGAAAATCAAGTCAGCAAAAGTATCAAAAGGCTATTTTAAGTTTATTTGGTATGAGGAAGTCGACGAATTTAGCGGCATGGAAGAGATCCGCATGATTAACCAATCTCTGATGCGTGGAGGTAAGAAGTTTATTGTCTTTTATACCTATAACCCGCCCAAATCAGTGCGTAACTGGGTAAATCAAGAGGTCACTATTGCCCGGGCTGACAGAAAAGTACATCACAGCAGCTATATGACTGTTCCCCGCGATTGGCTTGGTGAACAGTTCATCATTGAGGCTGAGCATTTAAAGAAAACAAATCCTACTGCCTACGCTCATGAGTATGGCGGCAAGGTAACCGGTACTGGCGGCGAGGTCTTTAGCAATGTTAAGCTGCGGCCGATCAGCGACGAAGAGATTGCCACGTTTGATCGGATCAGGCGCGGCAATGACTGGGGCTATGCAGTTGATCCATTCCACTACGGTGTCATGCACTACGATAAAACCCGTAACCGACTATACATATTTTATGAAATCCACAAAGTTAATTTAAGCAATCGGAAAGCAGCGGCGCTCATTAAAATTGAAAATGTCCATAACCGCTTAATTAACAGTGACAGTGCCGAGCCAAAGTCAATTGCAGAACTTAGAGGAGAGTACGGTATTCGCATTAAAGGAGCAAAAAAAGGCCCGGACAGTGTAGAGTACGGAATCAAGTTCTTGCAGGATATGGAGCTGATTGTTATTGATCCGGTTCGCTGCCCGAATACGGCCCGGGAGTTTACCAATTACGAAATGGCCAAAGATGCCAATGGCAACTTTAAAGCCGAATTCCCAGATAAGGATAACCATAGCATTGATGCTGTTCGTTATGCCTTAGAAGACGATATGACCAGAAAGCTCAAACTGAAATCCGGCAAAGTGGATCATTAAGGAGGTGAGAACAGAAATGAACGATTTCGACGATGAGTTTGCTGTAGTAGAGGAAGATGAGGAGCAATTGTATCCGAATGATGAGTTGGATAGTGTTCCGCCAAAGACAGCGGATGCTCCCAAGCCAAAAGCAAAAACACTTGTTCTGCCCTGCGTTCCGATCACGGATTACTATAAGCTCCTAGAGGATGCTTATGCCGGCAGCGGAGGCTTTTTAAATGGAGATTACCTGGTACCCCATGTGCGAGAGACGCTTGACAAGTATACGCGGCGTAAGGCGCTTAGCTATTATGCCAACTATGTAAAAACCGTCGTGAACGGCCTGGTGAATCCCATCTTTCGAAAGCAGGCTACACGCAATTGGGAAGGTAAAGATTCGGAAAGCCAACTGTTTTCCAAGTTCCAGGCCGATGTGGATCGTAAAGGAACTAACATCAAGCGGTTTATGAAAAAAGCACTGAAGAAGGCCAAACTGCATGGTGTCTGCTTTATTGTAGTGGACAATGTTAAAGAGCAGCCGGCGACAAAGGCTGGAGCAATGGAAAAGCGTGCTTTCCCTTATGCGTACATCGTTTCTCCCAAGCAGGTCAAAAATTACGAATGTAATGAAGACGGTGTTCTCACCTCTATTACCTATGAGACGTACTCCCGCCGCTTCAGTGGCAATGCAGCGTCCAATATCATAACCCGCTGGACTTGGACGGAAACCGCTTGGAAGTGTGAAAGAGATGGAAAAACGGAGGAGCAGGAACATGGCCTTGGTGTGGTACCGGTTATCCCTTTATTTGGTGTTGATGCTGATGATGGAGATATGCTGCCAACAGGAGATATGTTAGCGATCGCGAGGATCAACCTGGCGATTTTTAATTTGTGTTCCGAACTGCGGGAGCTGCTTCGCAATCAGGCATTCTCTATTCTCTGTTATCCGGTCACGGAAAACTCTGACCATGAAGGCCTGGATGATTTAGTGACAGGAACAGAAAATGCCCTGAATTTCGACGGCAATGGCAGCGCGCCGTTGTATATTACTCCTCCCGCAGAGCAGGCTGAACTGCTTCAAAAAGAGCTTAGTCGCTTAGTGGAAGAAATTTATCGTCTAGCTACACTAAGCAGTGTAGTGGGAGTACAGCAAAAAACATCCGGCGTGTCAAAAGCCTGGGATTTTGAAAACACCAATCAATCACTTAGCGATATGGCCGAAAACTGCCAGGAGGCCGAAATGAAAATGGCTTACCTATTTGAAAAATGGGTAAAAGGTACTACCATCAATTATTCCTGTGTTTACCCGGATGATTTCGGCATTGTTGATATCACAGAAGCCCTGGACGAAATCACCAAGGCGTTGGATCTTCAGATTGGCGGATTGTTCCAGAAAGAAGTCAAAAAGAAAGCAGTGGAAACGTATCTTGCCGATCTGCCGGAAAACCGTTTTGATGCTGTGATGAACGACATTGACAAGCAGACAGAAGAGGTGCAACAGGCCGACGCCTTTCGAGGAGCGTAGCTTATGGCCGGCAAGAAAAACGACTATGTAACAAAGCTGCTGGCAGTCCTTGGTGAATATGGCAAAACGATGGATGGCGAAGGCACCTTGCTGGTTGAGGAGATCCGCGCTTTATTGGGAAAAGGTCTGAATGTATCGGCTGCGGTTGACGCAGCGCTGAAACAGCGACAATATAGTGATTTCGTTGCAAAAAGTGTTACCGATTCCATTTATAAGATGGCGCTGGCCGGTTATGGCATTTCTCCTGCTATCCGTGTTGATGTCGGAGCCCAGCAAAGATTGACAAAAAAATTAACCGGTACTGCATGGACTGGTGACAAAATGAAATTGTCTACACGGCTCCATGGGACGAACAAAGCCATACGGGAAACCATTGTCAGTACCATTCAAACCTCAATCAATCGTCAGGAAGGGCTGCGCAAGCTTTCCATGCAGCTCTATGACGGCTACCATTCAGGGAAAAAGGTTATTTCTCCAGCTGACTTGCCTGAGCATTTAAAAAGGCTGTACGGCGCTGCTCGTTCCGTTGCGGCCGGTGATAAAGCGGCCATGGAGGAATTTGAAAAGGCTTTTTCAAGTGCCAGGGATAATCTCGACAAGCTGGCATCTCGCAATGTAACCGGTACTCCGAATACCAATCTCAAGACAACCTATGAAAATTTGATCAAAGAAGCAAAAAAGCTTGTTTCAGCAACGGGCAAGCTGAACGCTACTGCTCTTGATAACGCTGTATGGTCGGCTGTACAAGAAAAATCACGATATTACGCGGACCGTATTTCCCGGACGGAGAATGCCCGGGCCTGGTTCGATGGTTTTATATTAGAGACGCAAAATGATGAACTGGTATGGGGTTATCGCTGGGTGCTCAGTAACCGGCATAAATATGTACCTTTTGATCAGTGCGATGTCTGTGCCAATATGGACCTTGGGTACGGTAAGGGCATTTACCCGAAAGACAAAGTACCTTCCATTCCCAGGCATCCTCATTGTATGTGTAGCCTTGAGGTTGTGTATTACGATGAAATTGATCCGTCAGCTGTATTTGATCCGAATGGAGCTCGCAAATACATAGACAGCCTCACCGATCAGGAGAGGGAAGACTTATTTGGTGCTGCTGGTGCCAAAGCTTATCAACAAGGCGACGACTGGCAGAAATGGTTACGCGGCTGGGATGGATTTAGGCAACCAGTTAGCCGATTGAAGGTTCGAGATATGCCTGTTGCCGCCGCTCCCACGAGGGAAGAGCAGCTGACTAGCATTTCTAATCAGAAGTGGAGATCCTTATTAAAGCCAAAGGATTGGAAAGAAGTCCGTAAAATTCTAGAGACTGCGACTGATACTGAGCTGAATTTCTGGGCGAAATATGGTGCGATGGTAGATGGTGAATTTTACTATGATAGAGGTGCTCATTTCAGTCCGCGGACCCAAAAAGTTAATTTGAATATTGGACAAGTAGATGATAGAATGAAGAGAATAAAAGGTACTAGTAATACTCGCGTTTTCTTTCATGAAACGGGTCATTTATTTGATTACATGGTTATTAGAAAAAGTAGTGGAAAACGCTTAGCGGATGTCCTTGTCAAGTTAAAAGCGAAACTTAAAGCTGATTATACTGATTATGCAAACCGGCTATTTATTGAAAGAGGTATGAAACCAATTACTGGACTGAACCGACTTTCACCAGAAAGAAAGCAGATCTTGCATAGGGACTTACAACGTGATCGGAATTTGAAAAATTCTATTTCTGATATTGTTGAAGGTCTAACTGATGGTCGAGTTGGTGGCATTCTTAATTATCATTATGGTCACGGAAAAGCTTATTGGGATAATCCACAAGCTTTAGTCATAGAGGCAATAGCTCATATCTTTGAGGCTTCGATGATGAAAGGTGAGCGGTTAGAAATAATAAAACAGTACTTTCCCAATGCCTATACTTATGTGAAAGCCGAATTTGACCGACTGGGGGTGTAACTTGTGAGCGAAATTATAGCAAATGCCAATAATGAATATGTTATGAAGCAGTGTTTTACCGGGTTTACAAAAGTTGAAAAGCAATCACGTCGGTATGCTTTGATGACACAATACGAAGAAAAATTTCAAGGCTATATGGACTATGGTCCGCTTTTTGACTATGAAGATGAACACCCTGGCCAGTTTGAGCAGATACTGGAGAAAAGCTTGCAAGCTAACAAGCCCTATCCTGAATATTTGCCTGAAAGTAAACTTACGCCTCGGCCAGAATGGCTACCCAAACATACGCTCAAAATTTAAATGCCAAGTACAGTAACCGCCTTTAACAGGCGGTTTTTCTATTGCCCATAAGGAGGTGGTATATATGAAACCCGGTTAGATGTGCGCCAGGAGGGCGCTTTTCTTTATGCCAATTTATAAGGGAGGATGAACGATTTGTCATTAGAAGAACTATTGGCCGCCTTGGCCAAATTGCCGGAAGGCTCCAAATTTGCCGAGGCGCTTAAAGCAATCATTGCAGCTAAAGAAGCGGAACTTGGTCAAAAAGCTACACAATACAAAACATTGACTAAAACGCTAAAAGAAGCAGAGGGTAAGCTTACATCGGCCAGTGACCGCCTGACTAAGCTTTATGATCATCTGGGTATTGATGAGGATGTTGAGGATCTCGATGAGGCTCTTGCCGAAGCTGCTAAAACCAATAAAAAAGGCGGGGATGATGCCTTAACAAAACGCCTCGAGAAGCTGGAGAAGTCCCGCCGGCTGGATAAAGAAACATCCGACAAGCTACTTGCTGAAGAACGCGGCAAGCGCCATGACCTGTTAAAAAGGCAGACGTTGTTGTCAGCTCTGACTACTGGGAATGCTGCTCGTGCTGACGAATTGGTGAGCTTGCTCTCCGGAATGGTCGAAATCGGTGATAACGATGAACTGACCTTTGTAGATGAAAAAGGCCAGTCTGTAAAAGTGGAAGACGGCGTCAAAGGCTGGTTGGCTGCTCGGCCGGAATTCGTTAAAAATACGCAGAATTCCGGTGCTGGTTCTGGCCCTGGTGGCGGCAAAGGCGGAAATGAAGGTGGCGAACTTGGTAAGCAGGTAGCCACTAAAGTTGCTGAGACTGTTAAGGCTTCCGTGGATGCGCAGGCTCATTTCTTTGGCTAATTAATATAAGAGGAGGATTTACTTTATGAAAATGGTGATTACCGAGTATGGAACAGCAAAAACAATCCTTAAATTTGCGGACCATGTTGTGAGTATGTCCGTAATGGTTGATGATACTGGCATTGTAGCTGGCAGTGATGGAAAGAAGATCGTGCCTGCCGGAACGGTAATAGGTGGAGGTTTTATTGCTGATAAAGCGCAGCTTGCTGTCAAGAAAAATGATGCTGATGCTGAGGCTGTGCTATTAAATGATGTCGATGTAACCTATGGCGCAGCACCAGGGGCAGGCGTTTTACATGGTTTTGTTGATCTAACTAAACTACCGGAACCGCCTGACGCTGCTGCTGTTACTGCATTAGCTGGGCGTATTGTATTTTTAGCGTAAAGAGAAAGGGGATAAATAAACAATGAAACTTTTTGATTTAATTAATGCACAGCAAATTGCAACCTATTGGGATGCCCTGCAGACGCAAGGTGGAAATTCCGATCCTTACTTGGGAGCCGCTTTATTCCCGGCGCGCAAAAAGCTGGGTCTTAGCTTATCTTGGCTCAAAGGGGCGGGAGGCCTGCCGGTTGCCTTGGCACCCAGTGCATTTGATGCCAAAGCGCCGACTCGCGACCGCATTGGTGTAACCAAAATTGAAACGGAAATGCCGTTCTTCCGCGAGCAAATGAGTATTAAGGAAAAAGAACGACAGGAATTAAACATGCTGTTGGATTCGGCGAACTCTGCCATATTGGAGCCCATTGCAAGCAAAATTTATGATGATGCAGCTGAGCTTATCCGCGGTGCATTGGTTCAGCCGGAAAGAATGATTATGCAACTTTTGTATAGCGGCAAAATCATGATTTCGGCCAGTGCGAGTCCTTTAGATTACAACTATGATTATCAAGTGAAGTCATATCAAAAAACGACCATTACCGATGCCGCTAAAAAATGGAGTGCAGTAGAGACTGCAACACCGGTAACTGACATTATTGGCTGGCAGGATGCTATGGAAATAAAGACCGGCATTCGGCCGAATCGGGCGATTTGCGCGAGAAAAACCTGGGGTTATTTATTGGCGAATAAACAGATCCGCATGGATATTTCCGCACAAGGCACGACTGTTGTAACGGATAAAATCCTGAAATCGTATTTACTGGATAAATTGGGCCTTTCTGTTGTGGTTTACTCCAAAAAGTTCCGTATTGATGCCAATACCCAGGAACAATACTTCCCCGACAACTATTTCACACTGATCCCTGAAGGTAACCTGGGGAATACCTGGTACGGCACTACCCCGGAAGAATCAGACTTGATGACCGGCAATAATGCGGCACAGGTTAGAATCGTGAATACTGGTATTGCTGTAACGACTTACCAAGAGATCCACCCGGTTAATTCCATCACTGTCGTTTCTGAAATCGTGCTGCCAAGCTTTGAACAGGGCGACAAGATCTTTATTGCGAAAGTGGCGTAATCATGGCTGACAACGATCGCCGCGATGGTGCCGTGATCAGTTTTAACCTGGATTATAAAGCCCTGCTCATGATGGCGGAGAAGGCGCCAGATTTAGCCAAAAAGAAGATGGATGTTACAATGGCAAAGGCCTGCCGGGAAGTTGTCCGGCTGGCCAGAGCCAAGCATAAATTCCGCACAATTACGGGGGAGACGGACCGGGCTATCCGGTACACCCACGATAAGGAAAGCGGTGAGGGCATTGTGTATCTGGATGAGCAAATGGCTCCGCACATTCGTTTTCTTCATGAGGGGTCAGGGCTGTATGGTCCACACCAAAAGGCGTTTACCATTTTTCCGAAAAACAAAAAGATGCTGCGATTTGCTACCTCCCCAGGGACTGCTGCCTGGCGACCAGCACCGTTCGGCCGCTTTCAAGAAGGCGGCTTTACTTATGCTTTCGGTGTGACAAATCCAGGCATCAAGAAAGATCAGTTTTTATATGCGGCCGCTGATGAAGCTGAAGTTAAAATCCAAGAGTTGTTTGATAGTGCTATGGCTGATTTGGCAGGCCAGCTAGAACATCTGATAGGAGGTGCATAATGGCTTATTTTACAATGGACGATGTTAGGGATGAACTCTTGAAAGGGCTTATCACCGAAGATGATATCATTGAAAGCACGGCCTATATTGATGATATTGCGATACGGTTAGGGGTGCGGCCGGAGCGGATCGTGACGCCGACTCCTTTTCAGGTCAAGACACTGGCCAAGTGTTATGCCTTAATGCAAACAGCTCTCAATGCATCGCTGAACAATGGGGCAGGGGGAGAAAATGCAGTAGATGCCTACGAAATAAAACGACAGGTGTATGCAAAACGGGTAGCCTCCCTGGAAGATCAGGTTACGGCTCAGACTTTGCTGGGCGGCGGCAGTGCAAGCCGGAAGTTCCCCATATCTAGCAGGCTAGGGAGGAACTAACATGCTGTACTGGTGGCCGATAGCCAAGCATTTGAGTGATTACTTAGCATCGTTGCCGGAGTTTGCTGACTGGAGCGTTTATCCTGGCAGCAAGGGCAGTTCCAAAAAATACCCTTGTTGTGAGGTGCAGTGGGATCAGGAAGCAGGCTTATCGGTGAATAAGTCCAACAAAGGGAATATTACGCTATGGCTTGATTTGTGGGTGAGATCGGATGACGTTGATCCAAGTGAAGTATATCAGCGTCAGCATGATGCACAGGTTCTTATATTAGGCATCATGCGTAATTGGTCTGACCGTTTATTACATGATATGAGAGTGACAGTCGCAGTTAGTTGTCCGGGAATTGCATCAGCAGGAACCATCACCCGGCCATCCTTTGGCTGCCGAATTATTTTAGATATTGAATGGAGGAATAGCCGACATGAACAATGAGGTTAAACAGAAATTTGACCTGCAGTTATTTGCGAGTAAGTCCGGCTCCAATGCGGATGATTTAATGCTTGGTGCCGGCGCTGTATATCTTGAACGGTTTGATAAACAAGGAATGCCGACCGGTATATTACACCATTGCGGTAACGTCGATGCTTTTAATTTAACAACTGACGTCACAACCGTAGCGAAAAATTCCAGTATGAGCAGCGCCAGAGAAACGATGGCAGAAGTTACTACTCAGGTCGCTGCGCGAATTGCCATGACCTTTACTGAATATGATCCGGCCAATCTTTCCCTTGGCTTGTATGGCGAAATAGGGGTAGAAACGCAGGAAGAAAAAGATGTAGTCGATGAGCTGCATACTATTTCTCCTGATTCAGTGCTGAGGCTGCCGTATTATAATATTTCCGATGTGCAGCTTGCTCTTGCTAATCCTACACCGGCATCCGTTGGTGCGGTCACCCGCACGACCAGTAATGGCTCAACAGGAACGGTGACAGCCGGAGGAACGTACACCGGCACAGAAACAGTGGATTATTTTGTGAGGATCACGGCTGCAAATACAGCAAGCGGTGCGATTGCCGGTTGCAAATTTCAATGGGCAAAAGGATCTATTGCTGGTGTATATAGTGCTGATATAACGGCAACTACAGCGGCAGTGGCTCTTGAAAATGGCATTACTGTTCAACTTGCGCTTGCAGCTGGGCAGGATTTTGCGGTAAATGAAATCTACAAGTTTACGGCAACTGCAGCTGGTGGCGATTTGGTTAAAGGAAAAGATTATCACGTCTATGAAGTGGAAGCGCGGGCGGGTATTGTCAATATCCCGAAAAGCTCCAGCGTGGCGGAAGATACGCAGGTTAAGGTGAGTTATAAGGTGCCGCAAGGGACTTATCCTAAGGTAATCGGTGCAAATGCTGGTCGGATTGAGGGACGAATCCTTTTCATCGGCGATCCTAATAAAGGACCATGCTACAACGGTGAGTTCTGGAAATGCAGCTTGAAGCCAAATGGAGAAATATCAGGGCTGATTGGTACTGAATTCGGTTCTTATCCCATTCAGGCCACTTGCTTGGCAGACAGGCAGAATCATCCTGATGAGCCGTTCTATAAATTAGTAAAAGTAAGATAAAGAGAGCTGCTGATTCGGGCAGCTCTCTATTTATTAGGAGGAGTACAACATGAAAGATAAAGAGTTAGATATTCTACTGCCTGAGAAAGAAATTGCCTTAGCCAGCGGAGAGGTGGTGGTAATTACGCCATTTTCCTTTGCTAAGCTGCCTAGAGTGGTATCCTTGCTGAATTCTATTGGTGTAGGCGTTTTTGCCTTGCTGGAGTCCAGAAACGGGGTAACGGCTACTGAAGGAAATCCGGATGGAACGGCTGCTGTTGAAATTGATGATCTTGTGATCAACAAGGTAAACGATTTTATTGAGTCACATTTTGATGAAGTCACTGAAATCTTAGCAATCTACTGCAGGCGGCCGAAAGAATTTTTCTTAGATGAGAAAAAGGGACCAGATGTGGAAGAAGCCTGCCAGATCATCCTGACCATTGTGGACCGGCATCTTGGTTTTTTTACGAAAACCCTGCGGCCGATTCTGGCGCGGATTCGCAGCAAGGCACAAGCTGGAGCAACATCGTCAGAGTCCTAAGGCGAGAAGGGCATTTGTTCAGCGAGATACGTGAGTATACGCTGGATCAAATGCTCTTTTTCTATGCCGATGCTGTTATGGCCAGGATTGACTACATGCAAGATGTACGGATGGCAGTTTGGTCGGAAGGCGAAAAGCTGGATAAATACATTACGGGTATTGCGGAGGGATAAGGGATGGCTAAGATAAAACTAACAATTTCGACGGAATCTGCTCAGGCCATTGCCGCCCTACTGCAATTTGCAGCTACAGCAACTAAAGCTGGTGCTGAAGTCAACAAAGCTGGTAAAGTCGGTGCGGATGGCCTGGATGCGGCAAAGCGAGCGGCTGCTGAGGTTGAGAAGGAAATGCACGACACCGCCAGCGCAGCGCAAAAAGCCGGGAATGAAATGAATGCTGCCGGTAAAAAGGGCAAATCCGGCTTCGATGGGGCTGCTACTGCTGCTGCAGGAGCCGGCCAATCTGCAGGCGGTTTTTTGGATAAGCTTAGTAAAATAACGATTGTTGCCGCTGGTATTAAATCTGTTTTACAGGAAATTAAAGATGTAGCTGCTGTTGTTTTTGGCCCTGGTTATGGCTTCATGAAAAATATGGAGACCAATCAGCTTGGTATGTCCGGTATTCTGCAATCAATGACATTGATGGATGGTAAAGCAGTAGACTTTAGCCAGGCGCTGTCAATTTCCTCTGATATGATGAAAAAGCTGCAGATGGATGCTTTAAAGACAGCTGCTTCTACGGAAGACTTAGTGGAAGTGTTTCGTGCCATCCTGTCCCCCGGACTAAATGCCGGTATGACCTTAGCGCAAATCAGACAAATTACCACAGTTGGTACAAATGCTATTAAGTCCCTAGGCATTCCTCGTCAGCAAATAGTTCAGGAATTGCGTGACTTGGTGCAAGGGGGAATTACGGCCGCTGGGTCTACGTTGGCTACTGCTTTGGGAATTACTGATGCGGATATTAAGAAGGCGAAAAACTCTTCAGAAGGGCTATTTAAGTTTCTTATGGACCGTTTGCAGGGATTTCAGGATACAGCCAACAAATTTCCTGACACTTTGGCAGGCAAAGAAGATCAGCTCAATGAAATGTGGACAATGGCCAGTGCCAAGTTCGCTGAAGAATTTGAGGAGCCAATTAAAGAGGGGTTACAGGCAATTTCGGACTTAATCGGAACTGTCAATTCAGAAACCGGTGAGTTTGAAGTAAACCCTGATATTATAAGCGTCCTAAGCGATTTAAAAGCGGGCTATCAGGAGATCAAAGACCTGATTGCGGATATTAAGCGCGAGGGTGGCGGTATGTTTGATACTGCTGCCAATTCCGGTAAAAATTTATATGGCGTGGTGAAGGATTTAGGCTCTATTCTGACTGACCTGGCAAGGATATCCGTACAGGTTAGCTTACCAGGCATGAAGCTGTTGGGCGAAGAACTGGACCGTGAAATCGAAAGAATTAAGTGGTTGACAGGTAAAGCTGCGTACTTATTGGATTTGTTGTCTCAAGTCGCTGGAGCTAAAGTAGATGCGAAACAATCGTCGCCTCAGCATATAGCTGATTTTAGGAAATCAGAAGATACGAACACCTTGCCTGCAGTGGCTTCCACCAATGTTACGCCTAAATTTCCAGATGCTAATAAAGCCATTGAAAATTCTCAAGCGGCTTTAAAAATTGCTCTTAATTCTATCGCAGCGGATGCAAAAAAAGCTGTGGAAGAGTTAAAACGAGAACAAGAGAGCTTAGAAGTCTTATATAAGCAATCTTTGGTATCGGCAGAAGAATATGCCCGCCGAAAGGTGGAATTAGAGCAGCAGTCGCAACAGATCGCAGTGGATGAGTCACAACGTAAGTTGGAAGCAATACAAGGCGCTCTGTATGAAAAGGACAATGAAAAGAACACAGCTATTGAAAAAGCAAATAACGAGCTTGATGTTGAAATAGAAAAGTTAAAAGCTTTCGGCTTTGGGTTAGATGATGTAAATAAGGCTATTGCAGGAATGGCTGGTGCCGGGGCCACTTGGCGGAAAGAGGTTGAGAATGTTAATATTGACGGTCTGCAGGGTAATGCAAAAGCTGCTATTGATGCCCTAGGTGCTTATTTTTATAAGCTTACCGGGCAGCAAATGGTCGTTTCTTCCGGTTTGCGTGATTGGGGAGGCCATGTCAGTGGTACTAAATTTGATGTGGTGGACAGTGCATCTTCCGAACTGTTGGAGCAAAATGTAAATGGTATTCGGGATAAGATTGTTGCTTATGCCAATGCAATCGGACTTCAGGTTCTTGATGAATATGACCATCCTACTGAACGGGCAACTGGTGGGCACCTTGATATTAATGCCAAAGATTTTACAGCAACTTTTACAGCACAGGCAAGGAATCGAATTGGTCAGGTTCTAACCAAGAACGGCATGGAATATCTAAATGCTGTCCTCGAAATGATGAAAGATGCAGATGATATTGTAAAATCGCTGGCAGAAACCAAAGGCGATGTATCCAGCCGACAGAAAACAGAATTAACCGCTAAATATAATGAGCTAATCAAAACCTTTCAAGCTAATGGCATGACAAAGGCAGTAGAAGCAGTTCAGGAGTTGCAGAAAGCAGAATTCTTAAAGCTTGATTTTGCTCAGGTACAGAAGAACCTTGAATTAGCTAATGGTCAACTAGTTACAACTCAGGAAGATCTCATGAATGAGCTGGCTGCCGGCACTAAGACCGCTACACAGGTTACGGATGAGTATACATCTCAGTACAAGTCTAAAACTGACAAGATCATTGTAGAACTACAGCAGATCATAAAGGATGCGGATTCCAGGGGGGATATTGGTCTGTCGAACGCCGGAAGAGCATTGCTTCGGCAGATTGTTAAATCAGTAAATGATTTTGCTGATGCTGTGATTGCCCGTATTGATGCTGAACTGCAAAATGAAATTACCATGATCAATGCTGATCGCAGCTTAACCAGTCGGCAAAAGAAGGATAAGATTGATGATGTGACAAGACAAGCTGCTGCTGATCGGGCAAAGCGATACGAGGATAAGGCTCAAAATCTTCGGGAGATCGATAAGGCAGCTGGCAATAATAACAATGCCGCTACAATTATTAGTCTTGAAAAAGCAGCTGATCTTAATCGTAAATTATCAGAGGTACCTTCACTTCTTGATAAAATTCACGAATCCAGTAAGCAGGCTTTTGAGGATGGGCTGCTTACTTTTCTTACTGACGGGATCACGCAATGCAATACACTTGGTGAAGCTTTTCGTAATTTGGCCAACACGGTACTAAGTGCAATTCAAAAGGTGTATGCGGAAGCCTTAACAAAAAATATCATGGCTGCGATGGGTATTGGCGCACCCAAAGGAAAGCCTGAATTTACTCTGCCTGTGCAGAATGTGACGGCTACTGCGGGACTAGCAGAAGGCGGTACCATGGATAGTGGCCTTGTGAAAGGGCCGGGAACCAGCACATCAGATAGCATTCTTGCCTACGCTCAGCGATTTGGTAAATTTCTAAGAATTTCTGCCGGCGAATATGTTGTTCGCGGAGCTGCCGTTGCAAAATATGGTCGCGCATATCTGGATAGGCTTAACCAAGGCCTTGTTCCACGCGGCATGATGCCTGCTTATGCGGTCGGGGGTTCATTAAGTAACAATTCTGCTTCCGGTAGTAGTTTGCCTGGCCCACAGGATATTGCAACTACACTGGCTTCTGGCGATACAAATATTCATCTTAAGACTGTAAATGTAACTGATCTCAACGAAGTCGGCCGATACATACAAAGCCGAAACGGGGAAAAAGTAATGGTCAACTGGATGAAAAATAATGCGGGTACAGTGCGGCAAATCTTGAATATACGCGGTTAATTGACTTTAAGTGATAATTAATGGTATATTTAGTCAAAAAAGGGTGATTGATTTGAGAAAAATCGCGCTCATTTTGAGTTTGATGATGTTGTTGGGAATAACTGTAGCCAGTGCGGAAATAACAAGAGGGGAAGATACATTTACTGGTGCGGTAACTATTAATAGTGGGGTACATGAAAAGGAGTCGGAATTAAAATCCCTTTATTTCCGAAAAATTCCTCAGTCAAAAAATGTGGATTATGAAATTGAAGCAACCAGGATAAATTTCAAAGAATTCATCTTCAAAGATACTTTTATGGAGATTAAAGTTGATGATGGCCTTGTTCAGCAATTTCCCGTAAAAGAAGCTAAAAATATGTCTTTAGTCAGAGAAAGTGATATTTATTCAAGTATTACAGTGTTATTGCCGAATGATATGATACCTCAAATAAATACGGCTAAACGTATAGCTTTGAGATTTCAAACTGTTGCCGGTCCGTATGTCTACGTCCTTCCTGCCTCCGTTCTGGCTGAATGGAAGCAGGTAATTGCTACCGAAAAATAATACATTCAACCGCCTATAATGGGCGGTTTTCTTATGCTTAAAAACACAGGAGGTGATTACTTTTGGCCATCTATAACGGAACCGCTAACAGCGTCCTGGAATTGCTCCAGGGCGTTATTTCTTATTTAACCGATCCTGCCCAATTCGGTACCGGCATGGCCTGGACGCTGGTGAGTCCGATCAGCTCTGGCGAGATTGCCACCGTCCAGGAAGCCATTTTAAAAGGCGTAGGTGACGGTGAAGATGAGATCTACATTGGCTTTAAGTTAAACGAGCTTTCTACCGGTCAGATTGACATTATCCTTAACGGTTACGCAGGTTTTGATCCGGGCCTTACTTGGCGGGAGCAGCCTGGCGCAATCAGTCAGAGTTCCCTTCCGACCATCCCCCTTGTAAGGGATACCTTTATGACGTACTGGGTGAGTGCTAATTCCAGTCGTATAATCCTAGTTGTGGAACTTTCGACGCAGTACGAGGCAGCCTATCTTGGCTTAATGAAACCGGTAGGGATCCAAAATCAATATCCCTACCCGCTTGTCATTGGAGGCAGCGCCACGGAAGGTGTGATCTGGACCAGTACCGGCACCGATCACAGCGCCTTTATTTGCCCAGGAACGGGCGCCTTTACGTCTTTACGTATCCGGCGGCCCGATGGATCTTGGCGGCAAGGCAAAAATGAGACATTGGGCAATCTTTGCGTATGGCCGACTAACGTTTCACCGGTTAATACGTTGACGGTTTTTGATGATGTGCTCACGTTAGAAAATGTCATCATGTATCCTTTTCTGCTTTATGAAAATGACCCGGTAGGCCTAATCGGGGAACTGGATGGTATTCATTGGATCGGCAACCGGGAAGACATTGCTGCAAAAGACAGTATTGTTTACGATGATAAAACTTATAAAGTATTTAACAACGTGCATAGGCGCGAAAACGATTCGTATTTTGCCATTCAATGGTTTTAGGAGGTAGCTACGATGCCCTATAAAAAAGGAACAGCTGCCAGCCTGAATGACTTACTGACGCAAATCGTAACCTGGGCAACCGATGAGACAATCCACGGCGAGGATACCTGGGAGTTAATGCGTAACGAGCCTTGGCCACGAGGAATGATCTTTAAGGCAAAGGGCGTAAACGGAACGAACTCCTGTTATATCGGTATATTGCCGCTTAGCTTCGTCAAAGGCACCACGTACAGAAATTGGCTATTTAACTCGGCCAACATTGGTAAGTACCTGATTTGGCCTAAGACGGGATTAAACCTGGGCGGCGCATCCTTTATTCACACAAACGGTGCCACCTCTTTTCAAGTACTGAAAGACCGGTACGATCCTGCCAGCGATAAAATACAGTACTCCTTTTCTGCTCCCGATATCGTCAATGCAAACGGAACAGCCTTAGTATTTGGCGTTTTTAAGCAATATGCCGCTGATCTGGATTGGCACGAACAGCCTGGCGCTATTTCCTTTGGCGAAATGGGGCTTTATCCACTTGAATACACAAGGGATGGCAGCGACCCAATCAAACTTTCGCCGCCGCTGTATCCTGGGGTTGGCTATCCTGGTATCGGCATGCCGGCCGGACAACCGGCAGACGGCTATTTTACCTATTGGCTAGCGAAAGATGCTAGCCGAATTACGGTTGTAACAAATAATAGCGGCCAATGGGATATGGGCCATGCCGGTATGCTCGTTCCCTTTCATGCAAAAATGCAATATGCTTTTCCGGCCGTTGTAACCGGCTCTTGCACCGGTCTTAAAAGTATGGCGTCCGTCGCGGATAAGCAGGTAATCAATGGAGCCAAAATTGATTATTCCTATTCGAATTGGGACATGTCCAGAAGCATGCCCTGCACTCCTTGCAAAAACTCTGCCGGAAAACCGCAGGGCGTATCCAATCTTGGAATGTGTCTTCCTGATGGAAAGTGGCAGTTTTTCCATAACTGGAAACAGGAATATAAAACAAATAGCTCAACATCCAGCAGCGGTTATACGACCTACTGGTTTACCACTGAGCGCCCTGTTCGGGATGATAATAGCGAATTTATGTTAAAGCCGACCAATACAGATTTGCTGAATGTTGCTTCAAACATAACCGGTGAAGAAACGATCACCCTGGAATCCTTTGACCTCATTCAGAACGCACCTGGTATTGGAATTACAAATATGCTAGGCACACTTTGGCATATGGCCTGGCCGGGGCTAGATGGTCCTTACGGAGAAATTACAGTGAATGAAAAACGCTGCCTACTTGTTCCTAATTGCTGGGAGGATCGGGTGTGGTATGTACCGAGCGGGGTAACGGATCAAGCTACCTTGTTAGCGATGTGGAAAGAAATTGTTCCCTATGGGAAACAGTTTCGTATGCTTATCAGATTGGAGGATTAATAAATGGCCTATGAAAAAGTTACCATAGCAAGCCCGAATGAACTGATTCTTGCTATACGTGCCTTTGCCAGTGACAGTGGATGGACCATGTTATATGAAGGCGACGATTTGCCTATCGACGGGACTGCTATTACCGATGGGAAGCGCCTGGTATTGAAAAGCCCAGGGGGCAGCACCTATGCTCATTTCCGTGCAGCAAATGGCAAAGATATTTTTCCCACCCATACCACAACTGGTTATAAGTACGGTTTGGGATTAACGTGTTCTACCGAATACACCGAAGCTCCGGCCAGTGGTCTTTGGTACGACCAAATTGGAGCGACGCAAACCACAACCAAAGAAGTTATCGGCGTTGGTATTCCCTTGCATGCGGCAGCTGCCTGCAATGTATATTTTAATCATGTCTCTGATCCAGCTGAAATGCTGCTGATTTCCGTGGAACTGTTTCCGGGCTTTTTTCAGCACATGGCAGTGGGTGAGATTTATAAAATTGGCGTCTGGACAGGTGGAACCCTGTATAGTGCCAGTCGCAACAGCGCCAATATGTTTGCTACCTCCATGACCAGGGGGGCAGTAGAGGCAACCAGCGGCCATTTATTCGCAGTTAACCTGAAGGCCAGCACGTTTCTCAGGGCCAACATCGATGCGGCACCGCTTCGGACACCGGAAGTGCTATGGGCAAGTGCCGGTCCGGCTACAGCAACAGCTGATGCGGGTTATACGGGTAAACGGCTGGGCTTGCCGGTTTTCGGCAGCGGCGTAGTAGGAACTGCCTGGTATCCGAAAATTCCGCATTACCGGTATCTACAGTCGCAGAGTGCCGAGGATACCGGGCGAAACGTCAATACATTAAACTGCATCAGCGTAAATTTGCCTTTAGCAGTTTATGTCCTCAGAGATCCGGACGGACTAACCAACTTTAGCCAATGCGGATATGTACCGGGAGTCTATTTTATTTCTACTCGTAATGTTGCCCCAGCAAGTCTTTATAACGTGGATTATCCAGCTTCGGGAACACTGTATCAGGCTTTTCCGCAGACCAGCCGAGGCGGGACAATGGGCTATGACGGCTTTTCCGTTAAACAATAAAGCAGGGGGGAGGCGCTAAAGTGGTAGAACGAACAGGCATAACCTATATGAATCTGACGGGAATTGCCAGCGGCAGCGCCTCCTTAAAAGGCCGTGACAAAAAGGTCAATCCGCTGCAGCTGTTTTCGCTTTCCAGGCTCAAGCAGGCGGCCGGAAGCTCCTTGACTTGGGGACGGCTGCGGTCGTATCAAAAAGAGTGGGGCAGTGCAACAGAAATTCGTTACCCGGTTCCGATGCCTGGTTATACCTATGTTTGGAACCTTGACACACTGGTGTTTAGCGTGACCGATGATAATGGTACGGTGACGATGTACCCTGGAATTACGACAGTCAAGGCTTTGGGGGTATCCTGGGGCGTACTAAAGAGCAGCCAGTTTTCTGTTCTGAATACGAATGTCACGAATAGCGATATTTTTCTAATTGGAGCGAAAGCGGAGAAGGAAAGACAGTCCTATACGGCTGGTACCGGGCGGCTTACTTATATGGACTACTTAACCGAAGGCAGCCAGCATATTGCCTTTAATCGCTTATCGCGGAATGAAAATGCTTTTAGTGATCTGGAAAACGGTGGAGGAACGGGAACATACAATCCAATTTTTGACTTTATAGGGAGTGAGATCACCAGGACAATCTTACTTTCTAGTGCCGGCCAATTGCAGATGGACAATCATTATCCTTTGGATCTGGTACAAGGAGAGCCATCGGTACCTGCGGAGCGTCTGGCACAAATCCGCCAGGGCGTTGCAATTCGGGAGTTCAGCTACCTGATGATTGCTCTCTTTGCGCAGAACAAACTAAGCGCCAGTCATAAAGTGTTATATGAACCCTGGATGCTGTACCAGATCTGGCAGTGGTATTTTAATACCGTCCATAACACCGCAAATTCCCGTAAAATCTTTGATCTGTCACCGAGGTGGGGATAATGGCCAATACAATCAGCGAAACGCTGGAATTTAAAACACAGATTCATACTGCCTGGGATAAAACCGAGCAGCGCATGGCGCTCCGGACGTATCCCCGGCGCTCCGTCAGCTATGACTATTACGGAATGACAGCTGCCCAAAGTCAGTATTTAAGAGCGCTTAGTTATGCAAAGCAGAATGAAAAAATAGAAATTCCTCTCTGGCACGCTGCTTGCCGACTGAAAGACACCGCTTACGCCAATTACTCCCATGTGCTCATAAACACTGTTGACTTGTGGCAATTCAGGGGCTGCAGCGGCATTGAATTTTGGCGGAATGATCAGGAAGGCGGCGAGCGGTACTTTCTCAGTGCTCTCTATGGTGATGGCAGTCTAAAGCTTACCGAGATCCTGGACAAAAATTATCATCCGCAGGATACCGTGATTTACCCTGTGGTATACGGCTATCTCAAGCCGGAAAGCGATTATGCCGCCTTTACGTCAGCACATACGATGATGCAGCTTAACCTGGAAGTGCTCGATGATTATGGGCGAACCTCCTTGCCGGCAGCACTGAACGAAAGCAATTATGAACCTTGGGGAACGAAAACTCCTTACCAGGATGCCATTCCTTCCGTCTATCAAGGGATTGACGTCTTTCCCTTGGCACCGTCTTGGACAGGCAACTTAGCGGCTAATTTTACGCGCAATGCCAACAAGCTGGACAATGAAACCGGAGTGGTCAAATATGATTTGAAAAGCCTGTACAGCAGTGAAAATAAAGAAATTGAATACGTCCTGACAACAAAGTCAGAAATCAATAACTTCCAGCGCTTCTTTACCAAATGCAAAGGGCGTTGGAAGTCGTTTTATGCTCCGACCTGGCTGAGTGACATGGTACTGGCCGAGGATGCAGGACAAGGTCAATCGTATTTAATTGTTGATTGGCCGCTCTATTGGAAGTATTACGCCAGCATGGCCAGGCGGAAATTAATCATTGTCTTTTTGAAGAATGGATCGGTTAAGATTCTCCCGATCGCCGGTTATGCCACTGATCCAACCGGGGAGCGCGGAAAAGTCTATTTGGATGCTGCTTTGACTGCAGCAATAAAAATAACAGATGTGGTTATGATTTCCTATCTCTGCCGCTACCGGTTCGACAGTGATACATTAGCAACTGATTATGCTACCACCGGGATTGCAACGGTATCTACCGTCTTTATGGAGGTGAATGCGTAAATGGCAAATTCGAATATTACAACCGCTGAAAGCAGCACCCAGGATGGCCAGCCACTTGAATGCTTTAAATTTGTTTATGGCCATACGACTTATGCTTATACATCGGCCCGGTTTGACGTATCTCTCACCGTTACCAATAGCGGACTTACTAGCACGGAAACATACACGGCCAACCATATTAAGCGAGGCAATATTAAACCATCCAGCCAGGGGGATTCTTCATCCGTGTCGGTGACAGTAGACAAGGATAATGCCGTGGCAGCCTTATTCAAAGGGTCACCGCCCAGTAATAAGGTGCTGGTGACCATTGTTCGATTGCATGAACAAAATCACGCCGCCTATGATAAAGTCTTTGTTGGTGAAGTGGTTCAGGCCGCTTTTCAGGATTCAGAATGTGAATTAACCGTCAAAATGGAAAACTGGCTGACTCGGAAACTGCCCAACTTTATGCGGCAGTTTTTTTGTTGCAATATCATCTACGATGCATCCTGCCGTTTGAATAAGGCTGACTATGCGAAAGAGATCTATGTGGATGGAGTAAATGGTTTGACCCTTACGGCAGCCGATCTGGAAGGGTCAACGGTTGACTATTATGCTGGTGGATTGCTGTATTACGCTAATGACATTCGTATGATTAGCGCCAATGCCGGTAAAACGTTGACGCTGCGATATCCGTTTCCAACGACGCCGATGGGAAAAGTTACGGTCTGCCCGGGGTGCGATCAGCGTTTTCGAACATGTGCGCTGCGCTTTAATAATATCGATAACTTTACTGGTTGCCCCTATGTAAAACCAGCGCAAAGTAAGGATACGAAAGCCGGTAAAGGTGTCTATTGGGTAGATGAAGCTGTTGTGCAACGTGATACAGACGGTTTTGTGGGAACGATTTCCGTCTAAGGAGGTGAGAAACGATGGCATTTAATCCTTATGTGGGCTGGAGTGTGACAACACTTTTGTCCTGGTTTTTAAATCGAAGCAGCAAAAAAGATGGGAGTACGTCAGAACCGGCGGAATTGAGCGCCGAGGCGGCCGAACTGGGCACGCCGGTAGCGGTAGTAATGGGGAGATCCATTGTAAAAGGTCCCTTGACTATTTATTACGGCGGTTTTAAGGCTAAGGCGTATACCGAAACGTACGCAGCCCATTCGAAGTTTAGCGCATGGCCAGTCCTATTAACGATGTTACTAGAATGGGCGTTAAAACCTAAGACGGGGAGTTCCGTAGATGCGACAACAAACGGGCATAAAAAAGATCAACATACTCATTCGCAGTTACGCGTGACTGGGCAGGCTACATTAACCGGCCAGAATGTAAAAAGCGGTGAACATGGCCATGATGTGAAGGAGACTGAAGGTCCAAATTATTTAATGGCGTTGGCGACTTGGATCTTAAGCTGGCTGATTAATGGGAGAATGCTCAAGACTACAATTCAAAAGGGCTTTAAATATTACCTTGGCTATCAAATGCTCTGTGCCGTATCCGGTGAGGGAATACGCTTGCGAGGGATGTATTTGAACGAGGAAGAGGCCTGGATGGGAGATATAAAACGAGAGGATTACCCGGAGGGCTACACCATTCACGTTGATAAGGATGAGCTTTTTGGCGGTCCTGATGAAAACGGCGGCTTTGTTGGGGATATTCGGGTTTACCTGGGAGGAGCGGAGCAGCCGGCTGATCCCTGGATGATCGAGCAGATGAGCGCTGAGTCGGTTCAAGAAGAATTAAGAGGCTTGACACCGGCCTATCGCCCTTTCGTCAGCCTGGTAGTACCGGTTGCCTATGTAGGCAAACAGGCCAGTATTCCAACAACTTGGCTGGATCTGCAGTGGATACCCAACCGGCTGGGCCTTGGCGGTATTGGAGAAAATGATGCCAATCCGGCAGAGATTATTTATGAACTCCATGTTAATAATGAATGGGGCTTAGGCCGTGATCCAGAGTTATTGAATGTTGACTCGCTGAAAGCAATCGGCAAAGTACTCAAAACGGAAGGCCGCGGCGTGACCGTCAAAATTACCAGCCGTGATCAGGTCAAGAGCTTTATTGATAACCTTTGCGAACACTTGGATATGGTGCGCTACATCGACCCTATGACGGGTAAACTTACCTTTAAGCTGATTCGTGATGATTACAATCCAGCAGATTTGCTTATTATTGACAAGTCGGTGGCCAGCACGATTGATTTTACTCGTGCCGTTTGGTCCAGCTCTGTTGGCGAAATCATCGCCAAATATGCCGATAGTGCTTCTATGTACGACACTAGTACCGTTATGGTCAGTGATCCGGCAATTATTGAAGCGAACGACGGTGACCGCAATAGCCAGGATATGGACTTTACTTATTTTACGACTGCAGCCAATGCAGTCTGGGCAGCAAACCGGGAACTGAGGCAGCAAGGGTTTCCGCTAGCCTCCGTCAAGCTGACCTGTAACCGTAAGGCTTATGCATTGCGGCCGGGGAATGTATTTAAACTCAACTGGGAGCCCTATGGCATATCTGATCTGGTGATGCGGGTAAGTGACATTGACCTGGGAGATTTTGCAACCGGGGAAATTACGATAGAGGCCATCGAGGACGTTTTTGGCGTCGGTAAAACTACCTATGGCGCTAATGACTCAACAAGTTGGACCAAACCGGACAACTATCCTACGGGTGTGCAACTGTTCCGTTATTTCGAAGCTCCCTGGGAGCTGTTGCAGTCTAAGGAAAGCTATGTATATGCTGCAGCCGTGCAGCCCGATAATGTGACAGCAAAATGGAATATTTGGCGCTATAAAGACCAATCCTGGCTGAAGACTAACGGCATGACGAAATGGACACCGGCAGGGCAGCTTGTTGGCAGCATTGCAGAATTTGGCGATATGGTCGATGTAGTGGGCTTTACCGTGATCGACTTAGGCGGAGTGTGGGATCTGGCCAAGCGCTCAGTGGAATCTGGACTTTCCTTAGCGCGAAACGGCTCCAGGCTGATCTTGATTGATAACGAGTTAATGGGCTGGGGAACGCTTTCGCAGCTGGCCAATGGAAACTTCAAAGTCTCTAACATTATTCGCGCAACACATGACACAGTGCCGGCAAGTCATGCAGCAGGTGCTACCGTGTATTTCCTGGACTACGGCTTTTACGCCAATGTCACAACCGGTGGTCCTGTATGTGCTGCCGGCAGCACGGTGAGCGAGCAGTACAATATTACGACAGCTACGGCGGACGGAGAAGAGGAATTCAGTCAGGCAAAGGTTACCGCTTTGACGACCAGGCGTCGCTCAGAACGGCCGAACCCGCCTGGGCGCATTCGGATGACCAGCCATTTAAACCAGGCAGTATCTCATCTGGCACAGGCAGCTGGAGATCTTAGGCTGTTCTGGGCTATTCGCAATAAAAGAGTATCTTATGGATGCGTATCACAGGATGATACCATTGAATTCTACACTGGCCTGGAAATTGAAGCGGCAGAAGGGCTGCAGACGATTGTCCGGGCTTATAGCGGAAGTACCCTCATTCATGAAAAAGTTTTAGAACAGTCTGAGCCGCTGGAAGGATCTTTAACTCCCGTAACACCGACTACCTATGTATATACGTGGGCGCAGCGGTGCTTGGATAGCCTGGAGTTTGATAAAGAAACAACCGTTACTATCAGTTCCAGATTCAACGAGCTGGAATCTTATCAGGTCCAGAGCCGGACCTTTTCCTGGGTGCCGCCGATTATTGTTGATGCTTGTGCTACTGCAGCTGAGGCCCAGGGGATTATCAATACCATTGTGAACAATAGCGGTGTGCTGATTGCCTTTGCAGATGCGTCACTAAATAAAAGCATTCCGTTAACTGCGATGCCAGTGATCGTACAAGGAACAATCTATGAGGAAGAACAGGTCGGAGCTGTTAAGGCACGCAGTGGCAAATGGGTTGTTCCGAGCGGCAATCTATTTGTAATTACCGGCCCAGGCGTCTATAGCTCGGTAACAATGTCCAGTGGGTATGTCGTATTAAGCTACTTTAACCCGGATAGCCCGGGGGATTTGGCAGCGTATCAGTTTACTGGTATCAACTTAAAACGCATTGCGGTACCGGCATTATAAGGAGGTGGGAGAGTGGCAGGGGAAACAGAAAATATTAAGCTGAAAATCATAGAAGACTCCGATCCAGCAGCGCAGGATCTAATTAATGCCAATACGGCGATTCTGGAAACAGAACTATCGGCAATTAAGGGGAGCCTGAATGATGTCAATACAATCAAGGCTGACTTAGACCAGGCTGAAGCTGATATTGTAACCTTATCTGGCCGAATTACGAATAATGCCCAGAATATCTCGGCAGTGGCCGGTGATTTGGCTGCGCTTGCAACAACAGTTGAAGCAAAAGAAGATAAAGCAAAGAAAGGGCAGCCTGACGGTTATGCAAGCTTGGATGCAGCCGGTAGGGTGCCTATTTCTCAGCTGCCGGCAGGCGTTAAAGAAATCCGGGTAGTGGCGGATATTGCGGCACGAAATGCCATAACCGGTGATGATCTGTATGATGGTCTAAGGGTGCATGTTCTGGATGCCACTGGAGATGCAACGGTTGCATCTGGCTGGGCCGAATATGTCTATAGCGCATCGGCTGGCATCTGGGTAAAGATTGCCGAGAAAGAAAGTATGGATGTGGTTACAGATTGGAGCAATGTTCAGAACATCCCGGCTGTACTCAAAGCGTTATCGGTTATTAATGGGGCGTTGGCTTACAACGGCGCAGTTGTGAACCTGGATACCCGGGTAATGTGTTTTATTGGCGGGGAATCGGAACTACCTTATCCTTGGAATGGTACGATTCAGCAGATTCGAATTAACTGCTCAGAAGTCAAAGCGGAGGATTTATCCTTTAGCGTAGAACGACAGCTAAAGGCTGATTACATAGCAAAAGCTGCCAACTGGCAGCTGATCGGCGGCTTGCAGCTTATCTTGCCTGCAGGGGAAGTGTACAAAGAATATACCGTGACAGGTGCTGTTCAGGCTGGCGATGTAATTCGGGCCTCGACGGTAGGTGACGATACTGGTGTTACGTTTCAAGTGATCATTAAAAATACATAAATGAGAGGGGATTTTTATTATGGCAATTCCGACAGATTATATTTTTACTCGTGGTCAAGTGGTCAAAAGTGGTGTGTTTGATTTAATTGTTAACTCATTGATTGCCGCAGGTTGGACAAATGTTTCATCTTTACCAACTAGTGATTTTGTTGTATTAAAGTCTACTGGTAATACAGAGGACAAAAACCTTATCTTAAATATTAGAGATACCAATGCATCAAATACCAACTCCATTAAAACTACCAATTATAATACTATGAGCTATAGGCTTCAAACTTCTTACACTCCAGGTGCTGCTGGAGTTGCTGGAACATTTGGAAGGCCGGCAATGGCATGGACAGCTATGGACATTGTACCAACCGTTGCGGCTACTGGCACTTTGCCAATGGACACAATGCTAACCTACTCTATCTATGCGGATAAGAGCAAATTTATTTTGGCACTTGAATATCCATATGCGAGTGGTTATGGGCCATTAGTAATTTACATGGGATTGCCGGATAGTTTATATTGCCTTGAAGAAGGGAATAGCGGAACACTGGCAGCTACAACCGTAAACGTTACTGGTAATACTGTATATATCTGCAACACACCTGCGGGATTAGGGAACGTTACAGATAAATACTCTTTAACTGTATATGGAACTTTATCCCCTAAAAATCCAAATAATGCTGGTAAGTATGCCTTGTCGCATCTTTATTACGGAAGTACAACAGAAGGCCCCCGCGGTAAGTTGGACGGAATTTATGTAATGCCTCAAGGTAATGTTGTTACTGGTGATATAATTACACTTGGTACAAAGAAATACTATGTTCTTGTGTGCCATGTCCAGGGAGCAAATTCCTTCCTATCTCCCGTGTTAGCCATAAGAACAGAGTAGGGGGTAGCATTTATGTATGAGCCTGCAATATTTTCTACAGAACAGGTAGCATACGGCGACTTTTATGCTTGGTTTAAAGCCAAGCTAGTCGCCGCTGGGTGGGAAAACATAACCAGCAATTATGCAACTGATGGTGATGTGTGGCACAGCACAGGAGAAAGTGGAACAAAGAATTATTACTTTAGCTCTTTTGTACCAAATACCAGTGCAGGTATGGTAGTAAAACCATATCTAAAATATACTCCAGGTAATCCTGGTTCCCCCGGTGTATTCTTGGGAAATCCTAATGTGTCAGGGCATAATGTTACGTATGATGGTCTGGCTTTGCCAATAACAGGAACCAGCACCCTGCCGCCTGACTCCGCTAGTTTAACTGTTTCTTATTCAGTCAATAAGCAGAGGATAATAATTGCTTTTACGCTGGCGGAAGGTTTTTTTACACAAACAAACGGCAGTTCAGCTGGTATGTATGGTAAAAGTACTTTATGGCATATAGGCGCTCCAGAATTATATTCTACTTCTGATAATGATTTGGATTCTGCAAAAGGTTTGATAATATATGGGACTAAGGTGTATGCAGCAGGAGGTAGTAATAACTACTTTAATAATTACGCTCAAATATACAGAAGTTATACGTCTGATACAAATATAGGCCCATACAATGAAAACACCTATTATACTCTTGATGCAAATACCCTATTTAGGCCAAGGCCAATATCAACTGGAGCATTTACATTGTTGGATATAATAGCGGGAGGGCCGAATGAAGGAACTTTCCTTAGATTAACTGACATATTTATGGTTCCCGAAGTTGCACTTGGGTCTTCTCAGGGTTTATATGATGGGGATTTGCTGACAGATGGTGAATACACCTATAAAGTGTTATTAGTACAAATCCCAGGATTTAGAGTTCACCCTTTCAGCGGCGCTACAAACATTTATGCTATAAGGGTAGAATAGGAAGGAGGTAACACGTTATGCCAATGTTACCAAAGCGCCCCGCAGCCTTGTGTCATTTTGACAATGGATTGATAGAGCCAGGTATGCAATTTCAATTTAGCCCTATTGGAAATGCAGATATGATTCAAATAAAGGAGCTATCCACCATAGCAAATGAAACTGTCCGATTAGATGGAACAAAGTACATGCGGTTTCAAAATAATGCTGATTTTAATATATCCGGTAGCTTTACTGTAAGCCTTTGGGAAAATTTATCTTCTATTAATGGAACATACCCTTCCCTGTTTTCCCTGTCCTCACCCCCAATACAGAGTCTTATGTATGCAGGTTTATTATTCGGATACCATCATAGCGGCATTAGGTATGTGTACGCATCCAGCAATGGAACCTCTTGGGACCAAATATACGCATTTAATTTAGGCGCACCAGATTATGGAGTTTGGGTGCATTGGGAAGTGGGATATGATGAACCGACTAAAAAGCTCTATTTATTCAAAAATGGGACACTGTTAAATACTTTTACATTGACTGCTAATCTATATAACGACCCCGCAAAAAATGCTTACATAGGAGAACCATATAATACTGGATATATCAACGCACTGGTCGCTGATTTCAATTTCACTGCTGGAATATGCATCCACAAAAGTAATTTTACCCCAGCTTCTATTGGGTCAACAGCCCCTACAAAAGTTTTAAGTCCACTTTTTACAGATGCAGTAACAAAATTTGGGGAAGGGTCGGGAGTTTCTTATGGAACAGGTTATTTGTCCACTGCAGTAGATTCTTTCACATTGGATACCGTGAATGATTTTACTGTGAGCTTTTGGGAGTATTTTGTTTCCGGGATAGATAACTCCGCTTCATTTGCAGTAAATGCTGGAAGCGCCAATGGAGTCGTTGTTAGCGCATTGCTAATAGGCTATAACTACGGCGGATATAAATATTTTTATGCGAGCACTGGAAAAAGTGGTCAAACCACATGGGATATTGCTGGTGTAGTCCCTATTACAACACAAGCAGAAGTGGCTAATAGGTGGGCGCATTGGGAAGTAGGGTATAAAAGCTCTACCAAAACACTATATGTTTTTTTAGATGGTGTATTAAAGTACTCAGTACTGTGCTCTTCTCCTTTACGAATGAGTTCTCCAAGTTACACTCATACTGGAATGTGGGCGTCAGGTTCTCAGTCCGCATATTATGATGAAATTATGATACTCCAGGGCGAATGTTTGCACACCGCCAGTTTCACACCTCCAACTGAGCCATACGATTATCAAATTGTTGACCCCTTTCCCGGTATCCATTTTGGGGAGACTGAAATCGGCGAGCGGTCATCTGTAAAACAGGGGTTTGAATTTGGCGATCTTTCCGCAGAGGGTCAATTAACCCGACAAATAAGAAGAGCTATAAGAGTAGAGCAGCTTGAGGGTGTTGGGACGTTATCAAGGCCTGTAAGGGCGGCTAGAAGAATAGAGCAGTTAATGGGATTCGGTAATCGGACACAGGGAAATAAAAAACTAAATGATGAATTCCTGGGTGAATTTTTCGATTTAGGGCCTAGAAGCGCGGAAAGGTCGGGAACTGATCTTGAAAGCTTAGATACTGGTAATCGAGAAATTGCATATAGAGTGGGAATTGATTCTTTCTTGCTTGAATCGGCTGACAGAGAGACACCAAATAGGAATGGTTTTGATATTGAGTCATTTGATTTTGATTCTAATGCAGTTAATAAATTCAATTTAACTGTTACTCCTACTCATCAATACAAAAGTAGAATAGTGGAAATAAAAGCAGATTTACTCGATCAGACTCCATCTTTCGGTCAATACTCACTTTCAATAAATGGTGATGATGTAGTTCCATTTTCTTCAATTGATGATAGAATAAACACTATTTTAGTTAACGTATCCCCCGACAAATTCATAACTGGTAACAATCTCTGCCGACTTCGGATATTGCGACAAAATGGGGATAAAGAGCATCTTGATTTTGAAGTATTCAAAGAAGAGCCAAAAAGGACACAAGTCGAGAGATTGTTTAGGAGTTATGAGGGTGGGTATGATGGGGAAAGGATGAATGCTGGTGTATCCTTATCTGCTTATCCAAGTTTCATGCCACCACGTGACCAATCATCTACCTTGATAAAAACTACTGAATTTACAAGGATACCACTTGCAAAATATCTCGCAGTTCAGGGAGTAAATATTGATGCTAAAGGGGCAAGGATTGCAGTTTCATTTGATGAGGGTCAAACTTGGAAGACTTGGGGAATAGTCGGCAGGGGTTCTTTAAATACAAGTAAGTCAATAATTGCAACTTTATTTATGGACAACATGGGAGATTATGTAGCTAATGCGAGCAGTAGAACTGGTTCCAATGCTTGGCAACCTTATAGAGTATTCGACGGACTAACCAACGCAGCTGGTGGAAGTAATTTTTGGTTGGCCTCTTCAGCAGCTTTCCCCCATTGGGTGTCAATACGAATGCCTAAAAAAAGAAGAGTAAATGGATATACCATGATAGGGTATTACCAGCCTGATAGAAACCCAAAAGCTTGGAGATTTGAGGGTAGTAATAACGGTACAACTTGGGACGTATTGGACAGTAGAAGCGGGCAAACCCTATCACTTACCGTTAAATCATATTATTCATTTGAAAATACAAATGAATATTTGTATTACAGAATAGTAGTTACAGAATTGGCTGGAGGGCCTACCGCATCATGCGTAATCGTAGAAATGGATTTGTTTGAATTAACTCCAATTTATGGCTGGGTAGATGCTGATCTTGAAAACATTGCAGAAAAGGGTATGACTCCGGAAATAATTAATTCCCGAACATTGGCAGACTGGTCAACAATATTCAAAGCAAAAAGCATTGACTTTGCAGTATATTTGGATGACAGATTGAGTACTTATTATGATTTATCTTTATACCCAGCAGAGCTACTGACTTCTATCTCCTACAATGGTTTTCAACCTTCTTTCCAAATTAAACCAATTCCAGCGGATAAAATAGTTACAACTACTTATCTGCAAAGGTGGAACAATGAATCAGCTGGTACTTATGGAAGAGCAATTTATGCTGATTACACACAAATGATAGCCACACCCTCAAACTCTGTTGATAGGGAATTTCCTGTAACTCCTTCCAAAGATGTAAAATACATCAGTTTAGAAACACCTGATGTGACTGGAGTTAGCTACGCTGTTATGGCTAATTATCGAGCATGGGGAACAAGAAGAATCGCTTACTTAAAATCAATTAACGTCCAAATAACTCCAAACCCGAAAACTGGTTACGCTTTCATCATATAGGCCACAGGGGCCTTATTTTTATTTGAGGTGATATTGTGCCAAGAGAACCTTGCCGCTAAGTGAGCGGCTATTTTTATGCGTTTAATTAAATGGAGGTATGATCATGATTGAATATACACAAACCGAACTCCGCATCTTGGCGTTATTTTCAACACTGGGAGCGGCTTTTTCATGGGCCGTAGGTGGGATTGATGCTCCAATACAGTACTTTCTATTTCTCACAGCAGCTGATTACGCAACGGGAATGATCGCAGCATGGAGAACAAGCACCTTATCCAGCAACAAAGCCTTCGAGGGTATTAAACGCAAGGTCATTATCCTGGCAGTGCTAACCTTGGCAAATGCAGTCGACGTTGCTGCAAGCCTTAACCATGTATTACGCGGCACTGTACTGTTTACTTATGCCGTTATGGAAGGGTTAAGCATTTTTGAAAATCTGGATCGAATTGGCTGGGGGAAATATATTCCAGAGTTTCTGCGAAGCAAATTAATTCAAATTCGAGATGAGAAAGGGGTAAAAACAAATGATAAATGTTAAAGAAACTAATCTACAATTTGGTAATATGTCACGCCAGGGAGCAATCAGCCGGGTTGTTATTCATCATGTAGGAGATCCGCCCAGGGACGTATCTGCTGCGGAGATCCACGGCTGGCATTTAGAGATGGGCTGGTCCGGCATTGGCTATCACTACGTTGTTAGGCGGGACGGAACGATAGAACGCGGCCGGCCGGAACAATATATCGGATCTCATGCGCTTGGGTTCAATACCGGTAGTATTGGTATCAATTTTGCCGGCAACATGGAGACAATGGAGCCTACACCAGCACAGATTGAAAGCGGATCGATGCTGATTGCCGATATATGCACTCGGTACGGATTAACACCTGATAGCAGCACTGTCGTAGGCCATTGTGATTTGATGGCCACTGCTTGCCCAGGTACTAACTTGTATAGCGAACTGCAGACCTTGAGGGGCAAAGCAATATTTTATCAACAGGAGGGATTTTAATATGAGAGTGACATTAAAACGGGTAGATCAATCAGGGGTAGATGCGCTACCTGATAGCTTAACTGCTGATCAAGTTCAGATCTTATTGCTAAATGGGAATGTGGTACCGGATGATCGGTATGTGGTTGTTAAGGACACTACCGAGATTGATGTCTTCGACGCCGACCCGGCTGCAGTCGTAACCGCAATATTAAAATAGGGAGCGTGTTACCATGGTTGTGTTTATGGAAATGATAAAGAATAATTGGAAGTATCTCCTGGGGCTGGCGCTACTGCTGGCCCTTTTGCTTTGGGCGAGGGGCGAATATCAAGAATGGAAGCAGCAAAAGCAGGTGCCGGTGGTTCAAACCGTTACGCTGCCTCCTCAGGTAATCCATACTACTACTGAAACAGTAAGGGAAGTAGCAGTACAGGCGCCCAGCACTCCGGGGGCCGTGCTGCAGTTTGTGGAGAAGCAAGGCAAGGTTATTGCTGTCGTAAATGGGCAAGAGGTAGAAGTGCCGAATGTATCCGGGCAGCCGGACGTGAAGCTGGGGGAAAACGGTGAACTGCGCTTTTCTACAATGTCAACGACTAAGATTGATGTGACAGATATGGCCAATGCCCAGGCGCGGCTTATTGCTAACCAGGAGCTGGAGAAGCAGGCAGCCGTACACAAAAAGGAACTGGATAAAGAAAAATCTGCTCGGAAGCGTGAGCGGATAGTTTGGATTGTTGGAACTGCTGCAGGTGGGTATTTGTTGACGAAGTAATTTTAGGAGGTTTTACGTTGAATCCATTTCTTTATTTATTGTTAGCTCATTATCTTGCTGACTTTCCATTGCAAAGTGACTTTCTAGCGAGCATGAAAGGCAAAAACAATTATTTATTGCTCTGTCATGTATTGATATATTCTTTACTTGTTGGTGCAGTTCTCGACTTCTTGGGGATCTATGCATTATGGAAGTTAGCCCTGCTTATTGTGTCGCATGCCGTAATTGATTATTGGAAATGCCATTATGCACCAAAAGATACAGCCCTAACGAGTGGGCTCTACATAGATCAGACTTTGCATGTCTTAATACTATTAATCTTATTGTTTTAATCATCGCCCGGTGGCTTCGGCTGCCGGGCTTTTTTATTAGTGAGCTAAAGAGCCACCAAGGATAATTGTCCCAAATGGCGAAAGCCTTTGATGAGGTGATAGATGTGGAATCTGTAATAATTGGTGCTTGCATAGCAATTGTTGGGTGGGGAATAACTCATGTATTTACGCTAAGAGCGCAACGAAAAAAATTTCTAGATGATATTCGAAATAGCTCTAGAATTGAAATCTCAAAAGCATTAAAGGCAAATATAGAATGGCTTGGTTTGCTTTACAGTTATATTGTTGTTTTAGAAATTAAGCTTGGTCAGATGAGGGCAATGAACAGACCTATTGACTGGAATGCCGACCATGAAAAATTTATTGAGATTAAACCTTCGGCCCCCAATTCCTGGGATTGGTTGATTGAGGAATATAGAATAATTTTTCCTGAGACGGCTGGAGTACGTGTTATATTAAGTCGGCGACAGTATGAGATTGAGCAAGCAATTTGTTGGTTTAATAATGTGTTTTGGAAGCAGGAGGTTAATCCTGATAATTTAATGCATCATAGGATTAATGCTTTCAAATCAATATGGGATTGGCGAAGTTATATAGAAGACCAAATGGGGTTATTAATTGATTTGCAAATATACCTTCAGAACCGGGCATTGTCTGGAGTCGTGGGTAGAGAAATCCCTATAAGGAAGCCAAAGGATACTGACCGATGCCGAATTGTAAAAAATTCTAGTGGCGATTTGATTATAGCTGATGGCCAGGGAAATGAACTCAAACATGAGAGGCAGCCGTTTAGTTCGCTAGACATATGGGAATTTCCAGTTGACAGCATTCACGAAAGATATTAG